ATCCTTGTCGCAGCTATGCGGCAGAACATCAAGCTCAAGCAACCTATCGAGGTGCCGCCTAACCGCCTCTACACCTTTGAAAATGACGCAGAGGGGAGGATGTTTCACACTGAACGTGAACTGCCCCCTTTTGTAGCAAAGCCTTACGTAAGTTCCTACGGAGGCAACTACGGGGGCTACGGGAGGACTTGGATGGACGATTGGGACGATGAGTGGGATACTAAAAACATTGTCAAGAAACCTGCCAATGATGACCTCAAGCATGTCAACCTCCTTATCAAGGAGTTTCACGACGTACCCAACCAACCATCTGCTATTGCCTTTCGTGAAGACGGAAGTCTTGTCAAGGTCAACATTCAAATCGGGAAGGGTAAAGAAGCCAAAGACAAAATCATTGGCCGAGGCCATGAGCGAGGTTATTACATTGCTGGCCGTATCTTCCGCAGCAGTCTTTCGGGAAGTTCTTACTGGACTAACTGGTCGGACCTGACCTACGTCCGTATGAAAGAGGGCCGGGTTATCTCCAAACCTAATAACGGGTTTGAGCTGTCCTTTGCCTCTGCCACAGCTGAATATGCTAATTGGTTTGAGGGTGGCCCCCTACTTACCAAAGGGGCTTGGGAAAACCGTGTCCAATGTGGTTGCCTCAACTGTCTTAAAGCCCCTAACTGGGGTCAGAAAGATGCAATCAAATGGGTAGATCGTGAACACTTCTTCTGTGACGAGTGCCTTGAGATGCCCCTTGTAAAAGACCTTATCGCCGAACAATCCAAGCAAAAGAGTGCCTAATCATGCAAATCACTTCTCCTCTCGGTAAATCGTATGACTTCAAGATCGGTGCAGACCCCGAGTTCTTTGTCAAGCGTTACGGCAAACTTGTCTCTGCCTATGGTCTGATCCCCGGCAGCAAAGAAAACCCTTACAAAGTTCCTAAGGGTGCTGTTCAGGTTGACGGCATGGCGCTTGAGTTTAACATCGACCCTGCCAATACCCACGCTCAGTTTGAGGAACACATGTCTCGTGTCCTCAACTCCATCACTGCTATGGTTCCCGGCTACGAAATCTACGTAGAACCTGTTGCAGATTTCGGGTTGGAATACATTGAGGCACAACCTAAAGAGGCCAAAGAGCTTGGTTGCTCTCCTGACTTCAATGCCTACACCAAGATGGCTAACCCCCGTCCTGATGCCAACACGCCGTTCCGTACGGCCTCTGGTCACGTACACATCGGCTGGACTGACCGTGCTGTTGACATCAATGATGAGGGCCACCTCGAAGCATGTCGTGCTTTGACCAAGAGTCTTGATGTATGGCTTGGCATGGTGTCTCTCATCTGGGACAAGGATGACCGTCGCCGTAGCTTGTATGGTGCAGCAGGTGCCTTCCGTCCCAAGCCGTATGGCATGGAATATCGTGTGCTGTCTAACAAGTGGATCAACGACCCGATCCTGCGTAAGACCATTTACAACAACACCATCGAAGCTATCAAATGCACCTTTGCTGACCCTGACTATGGTGATCGTAAGTTCTACGGTCTCACTGCTCGTCAGATCATCAACAAGGAAGAGGGTTGGAAGACTGCTCTGACATCTGCTTTCGAGTACGAAGGTATCAAAACTCCCAAGAGCTACCGTTGAGGGGTCATGCACTACTATGTCTTCGTCCTAAAAAATAACTCTCAAAACATTCCCTCTTATGAACGCACTTGCGGCACAAAAGAGGGCGCAAAAAAGAGGGTTAAAGAGCTTGAAAAAAGAAAAGGCACAATCGCAGCTTTCTATACTGTAGACAGCCTCCCCACAAAATTTTGGTATTGACATGTATGAAGATGACTTGGAATATGCGTCTCGACGCCTGAACAACACCCTTGTCCGTACCCACACGGGCAAGCCCTTCTTTGTCCTCCGTACCTACTACAACGACGCTGGTGTTATGGTGCATGATGGTGACGTGATTGACGAAGGAGACCGTATCACTGTTCGTCACTCTGAGCTTGACCTAGAACCTGTCCCTCTTGGCTTTATTAATGTCACCAACGACATGGTCTTTGTTTCTCGCAAGCCTATGCGTCGTGATTGGAAACAGGGGCTGTCTCACAACAGCATTGCCACATTTGGCCGTCTTCGTCCTGACGAGGTTAACATTCGTGCCCTTAGTCAGCCTATCAACAAGAGCTACCCCACATTTGCCAAGGCTCTGTCTTCGCTTAACAAGCGTAATTCTATGGCCTTCTCTCGTGACTTCGGCCTTACCAAGCATGACGGGCAGGTTGTGCTAGTCTACCGTAAGCACAACGTTGGCCGTGTCGTAGACGGTGTCCCTGTTCTCAACGACAACAAGCAGTTCCTTCAACAACATTTGCAAGAGGCAATGTAATGACTATCAAACACATCATCGGCTGCCAAGAGCAGAGGGGAGACGTTGGCGTGGAGATTGAGCTGGAAGCAGACAACATCCCCGATGCACGTATGATGCCTGCCATGTGGAAAAAAGAGGCTGATGCCTCTCTTCGTGGTGAGAGTGCAGAGTTTGTCCTTCGTGAACCCCTGCCCCTTAACCAGCTTGACACGGCCTTTGCTGCTTTGCAAGATACCTTTGCTGCTTGTGGCACTCGTCCTCGTCCCACCTATCGTGCTGGTATCCACGTCCATGTCAACGTGCAAGACCTCACCCCCACCCAACTTGTTACCTTCATCTGCTCCTACTTCATGTTGGAAGAGGTGTTGCTGCGCTTCTGTGACAAGTCTCGACTTGGCAATCACTTCTGTCTCCGTATGTCGGACGCCTCTTTCCTTCTAGACAAGCTTGTAGAGTTTATCGAACAAGAAGATATTCACGCCCTTAACAATGAAGACCTGCGTTACGCCAGCCTCAACGTAACCAGCCTGTTTAAGTATGGCTCTATTGAGTTTCGTGCCCTTGAGTCCACCCTTGACTTTGCACGTATCAAGACGTGGGCTGGTGTTCTCGTCCACCTCCGTGACTATGCCAAAACCCTCAACAGCCCTGCTGACCTTCTCGGTCAGGCCAGTGCCCTTGGCTTTGAACAATATGCTCCTATCATACTAGGGCGTTGGTATCAGGCCTTCCAGCCTTGGGCCAATGAGGAAAACATCAAACGTGGTGTTCGTAACATCCAGTATGCCATCTACTCCCGCGACTGGTCTAAAGGCAGTCACAACATTTTCCGCAACAAAAATCTCTTCTCCCCCTCTTGACAAAGGGGAGGAGAGCGTTATATAGGAGATAGGGGTGTTTAAAGTAGGTCAATACATTATACGGAAAAACCCGGCCTCTAAAAGTTATTGGATGACAGCTTGTAAGAATAGAGGGCTGGACCCTTATGAGCCAATGCTTGTCACAGGAATGCTGGGACCAGACCCCATAATCGGGGCCATTAATCAAGGGTCTTGGTGGTCAACTATGTTTGACCTTGCACCCCACCTGACAAAGATTTAGAGGATTACATGTGATGGATTATAGATATGGAGAGAAGGTTAGCATTGTTGCCAACCCACGCAACCTAAATAATGCAGCTTTCAAAAGGTTTAAAAAGGGAGAGCCTGCTGAATATAAAGTTGTTTGGTCCTCTTTTGACAGGTCAAGGATTGAGGCAGCTTATATAGGAAAGAATGGTAACACCTCTGCCTCTTACATTTTTAGACAAGATGAGATTATGCCCACTAAACTTGTAGGAAAACAGCTTGAGGATTATATGTGATGATGTATCTGCTTAAACAATCCTCAGACCCTAAAGTAAGGGCGCATTATACGTGGATGGTATCTAAAGGTTTTGACCCAAAACGACCTGTTGAACTAAAGCCTGTTGTAAGCTCTGATAAACACCTTATGTTTAGTTTTACAAACTATGGACTGCCGGATAAAGTTTGGTTTTCTAAGGATTGCTTCTATCCTGTTCCTCCTGAGAAAGATTTAGAGGACTATATGTGATGTATGTTAGATATGTTCCTGAGAAAGACAGAGGTAGTACAAGACGTTGGGCCAAAGATTATGGTGTAAATTTAAACCAACCTTTTAAGGTTGTCGGGGAAGAAGGTCACTCTTACATCGCAGAGGTTCCTCAAGACTGGTCTTATAGACTTATCCCGGCAAATCTGTACCTAGAAAAAGGCCATTGGGTGCCTGTCACTGTTGACAAAGAGTTGGAGGAGTACTTGTAATGACACAAGGTGTGTGGCCCCTCGGAACCCCACTGAAAAGAAAAGCCTCTGATCTTCGTCCTACACAGCAAAAAAAGTGGGATGTCTATAAAAAACGTTACAAGGTGGGTAAAGACTCCATCTTTACCTTTGAGGGTTTTATCAAAGAGGGTAGGGAAAATATATTTCTGCGCACCTCAGGTGGAAAACTTGTGCAGGGGGATGTTAGGTGTTTTTATTCTGTGCACCCACAAACAGAATTGGAGGACTGGCTATGATGTTCAAAGAGGGGGACATCTTACAACGTCGTACAGATGTTCCAGAACGTTGGGGGATATGGGTACACAAGTGTGTGATCAACAACATTAACCCGACAAAACCACAAGAAGTTATTAACTCTTCCCCCTCTCTGGGGGTTCAACTTGAGTTAATGCCTGATGTTTGGTGGCAGCATCAGTGGTTTGAGAGGTTGGAGCCAGTGACTAACAAAGAACTAGACGAATACATGTAATAAGAAGGAAAAATAATGCCGGGTGTTCAGATTGACGCTTTGCCACACACTTGCGGTACAAAACGTGCCTTAAAAGTTTTTGCACAAGACGACGGGTCTATTAGTGGCTACTGTTTTTCGTGCGACACTTTTGTTCGTGATCCTTACGGAGATGGCCGATCTATCACCGATATGCCGAAACGAAAAGAGAAAACAGAAGAAGAAATCCAAACCGAGATTGCTGAGGTCACGTCATACCCAGTTGTGAATGTACCTGTTCGTAAGCTTCGTGAATCCACCTTGTCTAAATTTGGTGCCCACGTCTCTATGTCAGAGCGTGATGGCACTACTCCTACAGCAATCTATTGGCCTGTCACCAAAGACGGGAAGCTTACAGGCTACCACGTAAAGGTGTTGGACAAGAGCTGTCCTCCCTACAATATTGGGGACACACGAGACTGTGACCTCCTTAATTGGGAGCAGGCTAAGTCCTCTGGTGCATACCGTCTCATTGTCACTGAGGGGCCAGAAGACATGGCTTCCATTGACCGCATCTATGAGATGCACGGAGATGCTGACTATCATCCTGCTGTCGTCTCCCTCCCTCATGGGGCCTCTTCTGCTAAGAAGGTGTTAACTAAACACGCAGAGGATATTCGTCGTCTTTTCAAAGAGGTTATTCTTTGCTTTGACGATGATGAGCCGGGGCGCAGGGCTGTGGAGAAAGCTATGTTAGCTCTGCCCCACGCTAAGAGTGCTAAGCTGCCCACCAAAGACGCTAACCAAGCCCTTATTGAAGGCAAGGCTAAGGCAGCCTACAATGCTATTGCATTCCATTCAGAGACGCCAAAGAATACACGAATCGTCACAGCATTCGATATTCACGAACGTGCCAAAGAACCTGCCAAGTATGGTGAGCTGTCTTGGCCTTGGAAACAGATGAACGACGATCTTCGTGGCATTCGTCTTGGGGAGACTATCTACCTAGGTGCTGGCACTAAGATGGGCAAGACCACAGTGAAGAACGCTCTTGGTGCGCACTTCATTGCTGAGGATAAGGTTAAGGTGTTCATGGCAGCACCAGAAGAACCTAACGTTATGACCTACAAGCTTCTGGCTAACCAGCTCACAGGTAAGGTCTTTCACGACCCCAAAATCCCTTTTGAGGAGGAAGCTTACGAAGAGGCTGGTCGAATTATGAAAGACAAGCTTCTGATGCTTAACCTCTACCAATATCTTGGTTGGGAGAGCTTGAAGAAAGACATTGCTGTAGCAGCAGAGCTGGGGGCTAAAGCTGTCTTCGTTGACCCGGTTACTTCGTTGTCTAATGGTGTTAACTCAGGAGACGCTAACACGCTGCTTCAATCTTTTGCTCAAGAGCTTGCAGGCATGGCTGCTGATATGCAATTCACAGCCTTCATCTTCTGTCACCTCAAGGCCCCAGAAGGCCAAATTGCAGAGGACAAACGTAATAGTTTCTACAAGCAACAGCAATACGTCGATCTTGGTAATTGCTCTCATGAGATGGGTGGGTCTGTCTATTCGTCTCAGTTTGCTGGCTCTCGTGCTATGCAACGTAGTTGTCACTTAATGCTTGCTTTGCTAGGCAACAAAGACCCAGACCTTCCTGAGGAGGTTCGTAACACACGAGAGCTTCGTGTGCTTGAGGACAGGAATTGGGGCAGCTCTGGTAAATACCAACTGTTCTACAACAAAAACACTGGCCGATTCGTAGAGGTGTAATATGCTTCCTATTGGAACTGAGGTCTTTCTCTCACAAGTTGGTAAAAGACGGTACAAGAACGCTCCCCATAACCCTCATGGTCAGGCCGGTAATATCACTGAATACATAGTAAGAGGTGATTTTTGCTACAGGGTTCACTGGGATAGACACTCCACTAACGTGTACGAAATTGACGACCTTAACCCAGTTGTGGTAAACAAAGAGTTGGAGGATTACTTATGACGCTTCCAATCGGTACACGAGTAAGAATGTCAGAAGGGGGGAAGGAGGAGTATGCAGATTATGGCGACAACCCCCACAACATGCTGGGTACGATCTTTGCATATTTTGAGGAAGACCAAGCTGCGTATGAAGATGGGGACTACTGTTACACCGTCAGGTGGGAAAACGGATGTACCAACGAGTACAGACACTGTGATCTTACACCTTTACCCCTTGTAACTAAAGAGCTTGAGGAATATTTGTGATGATGTATATTTTTGACCCTAGTAAGTGTGATGATTTTACACTTCGGGTCTATACAAACTGGGCTACCAGCATGAAATACGACCTCTCCAAGCCAGTTGAAGGAAAACCCTGCCCGGAGATTCAAGAGCATTTGCTGTTATACTTTGGGCACAGTGTAGATAGGGTTGACAAACACGTTTTTAACCTCTGCCCTCCCCCAGATCGTCCTTTGGAGTATTATCTGTGAATATTGAAACCTTATACACAAACTACCGAAAATCCTTCGTCTCTAAGGTGAGGCCCTATGTACAAAATTGGGATGTTGCAGAAGACATTGTTCAAGATGCTTTCACAAGGGCCATGATCTGTATTGACCAATACGACAAACGTAAGGGGTCATTAAAGGGGTGGTTTACCAAAATCCTCTTTTCTTGTGTCTGGAAGCATTTACGAGAGCTTAAGAAACGTCCTCCTATGTATGACATTGATCTTGTGCTAGAGAACGATTTGCTGGCTTACGAAGAAGAACCTAACCTTCGTGATTATGTCAAGGGTGTTAGCAATACCAAACACAAACAAGCTTTGCTTGGCTATTTTGTCCTTGGTAACACCTATGCTGAGATTGCCCCTTTGTTGGGGCTTACACAGGACAACGTTCGTAAGATCGTGTCTAGATTCAGGGAGAGTGAACGATGACTGAGGTTGTAATTTTTGCTCTTGTAGTTGCCACCCTGTTTGTAATCATCTTTGGAGATTTACATGACTGATTACACTTTGGCCGCGCCGCTGCAACGCATCGTGGAAGGTGCCAAGACCGCACCCCAATGGGACATGCAAGCAGATCGGCTCGCCGCCCTTCCCCCCGCACCTGACGCGCCGGGGGTGCGGGTGAAGCCGTTGGAGTGGGAAGTTTGCGCTCTGCCACGGCACTCTGAAAACAAGTGGAAAGCTGGTCCTTATATCATTCACTATATCGAGGGCTTTTTCCTTGTTTACGGGTGGAGCGACAAATTTAAGCACACGTCTCTGCACCTAGATGACGCCAAAGCCGCTGCGCAGGCCGATTACGAGGCCCGCATTCTCGCAGCGCTGGACACCCCCGACGCCGGGGTGGTGGCGGAACTGGTGGAGGCGCACCGCGAGAACGCCCGCGTTCTGAGCCACATCCACAATGACCTGCAAGGCCGCGTTGATGCCGCCAAGCTGGCCGCGCTGTTCGAGTGCTTGGCGCGGTCTACAGCCGCCCTCGCCCTTATCGCCCGCCACCTCGCGCCGGGTGATGATCTGGTGGAACGGTTGCTGAATGAGCATGAAGTCTTGATGCTTCGGGCTTTTGGCACCGCATCGCCCGACGCGCGCACCTATGACGCAGACGGAAAGCCGGGTCTAACAGTTGGGGAAATCAAATCACCCATGTCGGAAGCCGCCGCCCGCATCGCGGCGCTGACCGCGACGGTGGCGGAAATGGACGCCGCAGTTGCCGCGACGGTGGCAGATGTACGAGAGCAGCGCTCAGATGCCGAGGCGCGGATGGAAACCGCCGAGGCCGAAGCCGCCACCCTGCGCGACCGTCTGGCGCGGATGGAGGAAGAGAGCGAGAGTTGGAAAAAGGCGTTCGCCGCTCAATCTAACAAGCTGCAAAAGGTTCTGCACATTCCGGGTGTCTGCGCCGCCCTCACCGATGGAGGCAGCAATGGGTGACAGCGGGCTTGAGGTAGACGCCATCCACCGTGCTAGATGCATCGCGATTCTGAGCGATGGGCAGCAAGTGCCAATCACTAACTGGATCGACATTGACGGCGACGAGTGTGGGCCGGGCGATGCCGTTGCCTGCGCCTGCGGTCCAGACAGCAAAGGCATTTGGTATGCCGTTAATCTTGGCAGTTTCACGGGGGCAGTTATCCAATGAGCCGCGAAAGCAAAGCAACCAAAGACGAAATCCAGCGCAATCGTGATGAAGCCTACCAGAACGGATGGGGCGACGGATACGCGGAGGGCTACGGGAAAGCGACCGAGGACGCCATCCGCGCGGGAGGTGGGCAATGAACGAGGTGAAAGATTTCTTCTCATGGGGAAGCCCCACCTACTCAGAACTACGAGCCACCCCTAATGGTGAATGTATCAACATTGAATACGTCAACAGCCTCACTCACTTCCCAAGCAACATTGTACAACAAACCCTCTTGGACCAAGAGGTGATTGTTCGTCTTAATGCTGTAGAGATTCCTGATGAGTTCACTGTCATTGCTGCCCCCGGTTGGAAAGTGGTAACTCAAGTCCCTGTGATGGTTGAGGAATGGACCACAGCTATCGTCACTGTTTGTCAAATGTTGTTAGGATAGAGAATGTACACACCAGATAACTGGGTTATCATTAAGTTCAACACTAAACCCCCTCACTACAAGGTTTTAGCTGGTTGGTCTGGAGGCTACACTCAAGGGGACAGTTGGAGGATGAACTCTGGCATCACTCGTGTATCTTCTGGGGAGGCACACTACAATTTTTATGGTAGTAGCGGCTCTCAGTATCAATGTCATAAAGAGGCTTATGGCCTTCGCAGGAACAATGCTTATATCTGGGCTGCCTTGAAAGAGAAGCACGGAGATAAGGTAGAACTTATGCCGGAAAACACTGACTGGTTAAACATGGATTGGTTGATTAAATGATTTGTTATAAAGATCAAACCTTCTGTTCATCAGATTGTAAAAATGACAAATGTCCCCGCCATTGGACAGATGAGATTCATCAAGCTGCTAGGGAATGGTGGGGACATGACCAAGGTCATCCCCCTGTTGCTTTCTCAGATTTTTCTAAAACATGCCCGGAGTATACTAAATGAAAGGGGGGTAAGTGCCAGTCTTTGATATTGAAACCGATGGCCTAAGTCCCACTAAGATACACGTCTTATCCTACGAAGACGAAGGTGTCATTCATTCACTACGACATTATGATGACATGAGGGCATGGCTCCTCTCTCAGTCAGTATTAGTGGGCCACAACATCGTGTGTTACGACGTTCCTGCTCTTGAACGTCTCCTAAGTATTAGTATCAAAGCTAAGCTTATCGACACACTCTACCTTTCGTACTACCTATACCCCGAACGCCAACTTCATGGTCTTGAATGGTGGGGAAAAGATTTAGGGATTGAAAAGCCTAAGGTTAACGATTGGGAGAATCTTTCGTACGAAGTGTATAAGTTCAGATGCGAGTCTGACGTTGCTATTAACCTTCGTCTTTGGACGAAACAAAAGAGTTACTTAGCCCGTCTGTATGATACAGAAGAGCCTGAAAAGCTTCCTATCATCTCTTATCTAACCTTTAAAGCTTCTTGTGCAAGAGAGCAAGAGCGTAGTAGGTGGCGACTAGATATTCCGTTCTGCAAAGAAGCATTAGCACGTCTCGAAGCAGAACAACAACCGAAGGTAGAGGCTTTGGCCTCTGTCATGCCTAAGGTGAAAAAGCTCGCTAAGAAAGAGCCTCCGGCTAAACCTTACAAAAAAGACGGAACTCTCTCTGTAGAGGGGGCTAAGTGGCAAAAATATTTACGCGAACAGGGCTTGACAAAAGACCATTCAGCACCTATATATATTGTCACCAAAGAAGAAGACCCTAACCCCAATAGTCCTGAACAAATCAAAGATTGGCTGTTTAGCCTGGGTTGGGAACCAATCACATTCAAATTCGTTAAGGAGGATGATGACACAGAGAGGAAAATCCCTCAGGTTAAGCTTCCTAACTCCCCTGATATTTGCCCTAGTGTTCTTGAGCTTGCGGAACAAGAGCCTGCCATTAATGAACTCGCAGGTCTTTCAATTCTTAAGCACAGGATTGGTATCCTCAAAGGCTTCCTCGAAAATGTGGACGATGAGGGATTTCTTAGGGCCAGAGTTCAAGGACTGACTAACACATTACGCTTCAAGCACACAGAGATTGTCAACCTACCCGGCATCGACAAGCCTTATGGAAAAGACGTAAGGGGTTGTCTGATTGCTCGTGATGACCACGAATTAGTTGGGTCTGACATGAACAGTCTTGAAGATAACACTAAGAAGCACTACATGTACTTCTACGATCCAGAGTATGTTATCGAGATGTCCCAAAAGGGGTTCGACCCCCACCTCGATTTGGCTAAGCGTTCTGGTGCGGTATCTGAGGATGATGTTTCCCTCTACTTGGCACATAAGGATGACCACGACATTGGGGCTAATCTTGCTGCTCTTATCAAGCAGGTTGCTGGTCTTCGTAAGATTTACAAGGTGGTGAACTACTCCGCTGTCTATGGGGTGGGAGCTGCTAAGCTTGCTAGAGAGCTTAAGACCACAGTTGCCAAGGCCAAAGAGCTTCTAGAAGGTTATTGGAAACGTAACTGGGCTGTACGTAAGATTGCTGATGATTGCGTCACTAAGACGGTGAGTGGTCAGAAGTGGTTGTACAACCCTGTGTCTAAGTTCTGGTATTCTCTTCGTTACGACAAAGATAAGTTTTCCACCCTTAACCAAGGTACAGGTGTCTATTGCTTTGACACTTGGGTCAGAGAGGTGAGAAAACAACGTAGTCAACTCACAGCTCAATTTCACGATGAGGTTGTCCTAGAGGTTCGTAAAGGTAACAGAGAGAAAGCTACGTCCCTGCTTAAGACAGCAATTCAAACAGTAAATAACAAGCTCAAGCTAAACGTTCAACTAGGTGTTGACGTACAATTTGGCCGAGCTTATAGCGACGTTCACTAAAGGAAAACAACAATAATGATGAATGCAAAGAAACTTCCTATGTCTGGTGGTTCGGATAAGAAACGTCCCGACCCCCTTGATGCAGGTTCCTATCCAGCACGTCTTGTGCAGATTGTGGGCCTTGGTGTCCAACCTCAAAGAGAGTACAAAGGCGAGGCTAAGCCTCCACGGCTTTCAATTCGTCTGACTTACGAGTTTTTGGACGAGTTTATGAAAGATGAAGAAGGTAATGATCTTGAGGACAAGCCTCGTTGGCTGTCAGAAGAGCTTCCCTTCATGTCGCTCAAAGCTGATCTAGCCAAATCTACCAAACGTTATTTCGCCCTCGACCCCGAAGACACGGCTGATGGTGACTGGTCCAAGCTTGTTGGTGCCCCTTGTGTAGTCACCATTGTTCAGGAAGCTGACAAGCGTCCGGGTGTAGACCGTATCTACGAGAAGGTGGCTAACGTTTCGTCTATGCGTCCTAAGGAAGCTGCTAAGGCTCCTGAACTGAAAAACCCCCCGCTTGTGTGGGATTTCTATGACCCTGATGTGGAGGTCTTTAATGATTTTCCCGACTGGATCAAAGAAAAAATCAAAGGGGCTGTAGACTACCCCGGTAGCGCCCTTGAGAAGGCCCTAGGAGGGGCATCTACCCCTAAGGTGGACAAGGGTAGCCAGAAAGAGATGAAGGCCCCTAAGGCCCCTGAGCCGAAGGCTGGGCTTGATGTGGGTGATGGCGAGGATTGGTAATGAAAGAAACTCAGTTTGGTGAAGACATTTACTTAAACGAGTACACTGAGTACGATAAGACAACCCTCCATCAACTATTTGGTGAGTTGTACGACAAGCTGGATAAGGCTGAGCAGTCTGGACTTAAAGGCGTCTTTGTTCAGTTCCGTTCTACTATTGAGCCCTACGAAACCTATGCTGGACCTGTTGAGGTCCAAATTAGGGGGCAAAGGGAGCTTAGCATGTTTGAGAAGGCAGAAGAAGATGAACAAAAACGTATTGAGGCTCTCTCTCAAAAACTTGGTGTCACCTTCTACGAAGCCTCTGTTGTAGACCGCCTAGAAAAAGCTAAAAAAGTTAAACTCTAACCTGCGTATGCAGAGAAAGGAGGATACGAGATGAAGCCGCTTATTGATGCTGACATCTTGCTTCCCTTTACGAAATAGGTTTTTCCTCAGAGCAAAAGATCGACGATGAGGTCTTGCCTAACAGTTGGGAGTTTGCACAAGAGCTTCTTGATAATCGTATCAAGTTTATCTGTGATGAGGTGGAGGCAACAGAGCCTCCCCTCCTCTTCCTCACCAACACCAAGCGTATCAATAAGCTGTTAAACAAACAGAGAAAGAGGGAAGGTGACAAACCCAAAGACTATGTTGAAAACTTTCGTGTCGAAGTGGCCCAGTCCATAACCAAGGACGACACAGACTCTAAAGAATATAAAGGAGGTCGCAAGGCTGCTAAGCCCTTCCACTTTCATAATCTGCTATCTTACATTCTTAGTGCTTATCCTTATCATATTGACGAAGGTGGTCTAGAGGCAGACGATGCTATGGTGATCTACCAATACAGCCGTTGGAAACAGGGGCTGAAAGACACCATCATCTGTTCTCGTGATAAAGACGTTCGTCAATGTCCGGGCTTCCACTTTTCGTGGGAGATTGCTAATCAATCCTCTGTAGGCCCTATTGAGGTGGATGAGCTGGGTTGGTTAGAGCACAAGAACTTAGGAGAGCGAGACAAGAAAGGACACCTCAAGCCTGCTAAAATCTTTGGTGTGGGGGACAAGTTCTTCTACTACCAACTTCTCGTTGGGGACACTGTTGATGCTGTAGCAGGTATTAAAAACCGTGGCCCTGTTTTTGCCTACAATCTACTTAAAGACGCCACCTCTTCTCGTGAATGTTATGAGCTTGTAGCTGAGAAATACGTACAAGCTTGGGGAGACAGGTGGAAAGAGAAAATGAAACAGCAATCACAGCTTCTCTGGATGGTCAGAGAGCTTGATGAGAAAGGAGAAAAGGTTTTGTGGACCCCACCTAAACGTGTTCCTATCACGACGAAGGCAGAATGAGATATACATTTGACTGGGTCAGAGAGAAAAATGGCTGGCAAATTCTTGTAATCGAGGGTCGTCAACAGGACGCTAAGATTGAACTTTTGCTGACAGATGAAGACGCCCTAAAGCTTTACAAGTTCATTGGTGAAAACTTTAACGTGGAGAGCACATATAGATAAACCAACTAAGACTAGGGCTTCTGGCACTATGACTGAGGCTGCTTTTGTGTCTTTCGTTAAAGGACACCTACGTAGAGCCTCTAGGTGGTGGAAGCCCATTAGTGAGACTATCAAGAATGCACGAGTAAGAAAAGGAGTTTATCTCTGTAATGGTTGCAAACAAGAGGTGGGTGCATCCATTGTGATTGAAGGAAAGAGGGTCAAGAATGTATTCTGTGACCACATCAACCCTGTCGTAGACCCTGCATCAGGATTTACTGGTTGGGACTCTTTCATCAATAATCTTTATTGTGAGCAAGAAAACCTACAGCTTTTATGTAAGAGCTGCCACGACGCTAAAAGCAAAAACGAACGAGAAATTCGTTCCAATAATAAGAAAGAACAAAATGAACAAACTCAAGTTTAATCGTTTCACCGATGTAGAACATATTCCTCTCCAAGTGTACAATCGTACGGTTATGTTCTATAACATCTATGACGATCATGGTAAGCTGGCTGCCGAAGAATATGCTGACAGCTTTTCCAAAGAAGAGCGCCTACAGATGGCACAGGTTGCTGCCCTAGTTAAGACTAAAGGAACTAAACATGTTATTCAGCTTGTCACTGCTGGTGTGCAGTTTGTTGATGATCCATATGTCGAGAGTGCTCAGTGATTAAGTCAGACGGTGGTCCTAGTGCCTACTACGACCTTCCAGAGACAGCCAGAACGCTTAATGATGTAATTGAGTGGAAAGGAGAAACTCAGTGGTTGGGGGACTCCTTTCACCTGTCTAACGTCACAAAAGCTGCATGGAGGTGGGGGGTTAAAGATGGCACAACGAAAGAGTACGATGCGCGCAAATTTATTTACACCGGGGCACGTCTTTTGATGAAATATGCAGGTAAAGCTGCTCTTCGAGACACTTTGCAAAGGATGCTTGATGACAAACAATTTAACTGAGACCTTGGTTTTACAAAAAATGCTCTTGGAAGAGTATTTAGACGTTTCTCCAACTAAACTTTTTTACAACAGCAAAAACAGGTACTACTACGCTGTAGTCAGTGGTGTCTTGAAAGCTGTTCATCGACATATTGCGGAGGCTCTACTACCAAACACAAAATCCTACAGCGATGTGAACCATAAAGACTCTAACCGAGCTAACAACGCACCCTCAAACCTAGAGTGGTGTGACCGTTCTTATAATATTAAACACTCTTATGTCGCAGGGAGACAAGCAGCGTTTAAGGACAGGGTCGGTAAAGATCATCACCTATCTAAAGCTGTCCTAGGTACTCACAGAGATACTAAAGAAACTATATTTCTAGAGTCTTTAAATCAAGGTAAAGCTGTTGGATTCTCTGCTCCGGGGATTTGTCGGGCTTTAAAAGGAGAAAGGGCACACTATAAAAACTATAACTGGGAGTATGTAAGTGCCTAAAATCCTCATTATTGACATTGAAACAGCTCCCAAGATTGCTTACGTGTGGCGCTTCTGGAAAGAAAACATCTCCCCTAAGCAAGTTAAGCAACACGGACACATCATGTCCTTCTCAGCCAAATGGCTGGGAGGGGACGAAATCTTCTATGAAGAAAACAGGAAAGAGAATGACCGTCGTATTGTCTCAAAGCTTTGCGAGCTACTTAACGAAGCTGATTTCGCAGTTGCTCACAATGGCGAAGAGTTCGACTTCAAACAAATCAGAGCAAGGGCGTTAGTACACGGATTAAAACCACCCGCCCCCTTTAAGGTGATTGACACCTACAAGATTGCTAAACGAGAGTTTGGGTTTCCTTCTAACTCGCTTGAATACCTCACTGGGGTGCTTAATTGCTCCGTCAAGAAAGACGGCCATGCCAAGTTCCCCGGCTTTCTCCTCTGGCTGGAATGCCTCAAAGGAAATGATGAGGCTTGGGCAGAAATGAAGGACTATAACATCAAAGATGTCCTAGCCCTCGAAGACCTCTATCTTAAGCTTCGTCCTTGGTCCACTAACCATCCCAACCTCGCTGTGTACTCAGAGCCTAGTGAAGACCCTGTGTGCCCTAAGTGTGGCGGTAAACACATGCAATATCGTGGCTATGCTTACACCTCTGTGGGTAAGTTCCATCGTCTGCAATGTCAAGACTGTGGTGGTTGGTCTCGTACCCGTTATTCGCTACGAGGAAAGGACGAAAACCTAGTGGTCAATCAAGTGAATTGATGACACTAGTAAGTCTCCTGATAATAATAATGATAATTGGAGTCTTCCTATGAAGAAATTTAAACAGCTTGCTGTCGTGTTACAAGAGTTTAATGGGCTTGTTGCCCGTACTAAGAAAGACCCCTCAAAGGAAAACCGAGAGTTGCTAGACGATTGTCTGCTTCGTCTCAAGCAAGAGGTTGATCAGGTGCTAGTATGAAGTGTGAAGCAAGGTTAATCGCTTTAACACAACCCACCATAGAGCTACGAGAAGCCACCCCTGAGGGGGTGGTTGCTTACTGTGCTAGGGTGAGTAATCCACAGCATCAAGACAAGCCTCTAGGCTCTCTCCTTGATTACTGCATCCGTAATAAACATTGGTCTATCTTCGAGATGGCTAATGCTGTTGTAGAGGTGCAAGCCCCACGGGATATTACGAGACAACTACTTCGCCATCGTAGCTTCTCGTTTCAGGAGTTTAGTCAACGATACAGTGATGAGATTGAGTTCACTGATCGTGATTTTCGTCGTCAAGATGAGAAGAACCGACAGAATAGTACCGATGATTTGGATAAGGTGTTGACTGCTCAGTGTAAGTACGGAGAAAATAACCTTTTGATCAAGGTTAGAGATTTTTATGCTTACATGCGTGAGTATGGCGTAGCCAAAGAGTGTGCTCGTGTCATTCTCCCTGAGGGGCTTACAATGAGTAAGCTCTACGTCAATGGCACCCTTCGTAGCTGGCTCACCTACCTAGATGTACGTATGGATAAAACCACTCAACTAGAGCATCGGGTGTTGGCAGAAAAAATTAAGGGTTGTTTAAACCCCGTCTTTCCAAATGTATTTTCTGCGGTAGCTAAAGATGACTCTTGAAGACGCTGTCGAGTGCAACCCTGATACAGGTGAACTTTTTTGGAAAATCCGAGTTAATAACTCAGTCAAGGTTGGGGATAAAATAGGAACTAAACACAGCCGTGGGTATCTTTTCTTTAGACTTAATAAAAGATTTTACTTTAACCACAAGGTTGTCTGGTTTTTAACTTATGGTTGCTGGCCTGAGCAAGAGCTTGATCACATTAATGGCGACAAGGCAGACAACAGAGTTGAGAACTTACGTGATGTTTCTCACAGGCAAAATATGCTTAATAAGGGACCAATAAAAAACGGCAGCTCTAGTTTCAAAGGGGTGCATTGGCATAACAAAAGCAAAAAGTGGAGGGCGAGTATCTGGAACGGCTCTAGTAAACTGCACATAGGTATGTTCGAGGAGGAGAGAGTTGCAGCGTTGGCTTATGATGAGTTAGCAAAGGAGATTTTTGGAGAATATGCCAGAACAAATTTTTAGGGGGGTAAATTGTTAACTTCACCTGACACCCTTTTCGTCCTCCTTTTCGTAGGGATTATGGCCTATGTTTTATACGTGGGAGAGTGATGGGAAAACGTAGTACATACGAACCACGTCCTCGTGACTTCTATCCCACCCCCTTTGCAGCTGTAGAGCCTCTCAAGGGAATGCTGGGGCCTGTGACCTTCTGTGAACCCTGTGCAGGGGATGGTCGTCTAGCTACACATATTGAAGACCTGTTCCCAGAGTCTCTTTGTACCCTTGCCTTGGACATTGAGCCTCAAACGGATTGGGTCTTAGAAGGCGATGCTAACAATCTGACAGAGGAGTCTCTAGCTTTCTGTCAATACATTATCACCAACCCTCCCTTCACTTGGGGGGTGTTGAAACCACTCCTAGATAAATGGATTTCCCTTCGTCCAACCCTCCTTCTTCTCCCAGCAGACTTCCTTCACAATAAACGGTTTAGCCCTTATCTGGATAAGTGTGTTTGGGTTAAGAGCATTGGACGAGTAAAGTGGATTGAAGACAGTAAAATGACTGGTGTAGACAACTTCGTCTGGGCCATGTTTGATAAGAACAAAGACGTTGATCAAGCAACGCTATTTTTTGGAAGAGACTAATGCTTACCCTTCCCACAGAAAGCTTAGAAAGGTTAAAACAGTTTATAGACTATAACGAGGTCACAGGGAGACTTCATTGGAAAGTTGCAAACAGTAACCGAGTTAAGATCGGACAAGAGTGTGGTTGTGTAAGTGGGGCCACTGGATACCGTGTAGTACGTCATGATAACGTGTTGCTTGCAACACATCATATTGTTTGGTTTTTGTGCAAAGAGGTATGGCCCACAACACCCTTAGACCACATTAACAGGAACAAGTTAGACAACCGCATAGAGAACTTGAGGGAAGCTTCTCTGCAACAAAATAACTACAATGTAGCAAAGAAAAATATCAACTATACCTCTCGTTACAAAGGGGTTTGGTTAGACCGTCACGGAAAACCTAGGGCCAGAGTCTATAAAGATGGTAACAGGTTTGAACTTGGAGCTTTTAGTAACGAAGAAGAAGCTGCTAAAGCTTACGACAAGCTTGCCAGAGAGTTATTTGGGGAGTTTGCAAAACTTAATTTTGAGGTAATTAATGACTAACGTAGTGAAGCTAAACAGCTTAGACGAACATGATGAAGAATACTCTAATTTTATTGACGGGCTAAAAAATGACGTGGTCAGTGCTATTTTCTTGATCGAAAAATCTGACGGCACTGTTCAAGTCGGCTCCAACTTTGAAAACCGACGTGACCTAATCTATGCCATCTATCGTCTACAAAGTCTTGGACAGGTGCTGGCAGCAGGGGGTGATGAATGACCTATCTAAGCCGTGAAGATGTGGTGTCCGAGTTCCATCGAGCTTTTGGACACCGCCTCGATCAAGACATCAACGAGAAAGAGCTTATCCTTCGTTACACCCTCCTTGCAGAAGAATGGGCTGAACTGAAAGAAGAGATTGCTGCTGCTCTCGCTGACCTGTCCTCCCACGGAGAGGTTAAGCGTAAGACTAAAGAGCGTATGTTGAAAGAGATGGCTGACCTTCAATACGTCCTCTCTGGTATGGCAGCTACGTTTGGTCTGCCGCTACAGGTGGCATTTGTTCGTGTTCACAAGAGCAACCTGTCTAAGCTTGGAGAAGATGGTAAACCAATCTTCCGTGAGGACGGGAAAATTCTTAAAGGAAGTAACTATGCCCCACCAGACCTAGAGGATTTAGTCAAAGACACTACACAAGTTCCGGGCTATGACTGTTATAATATTGGGGTGTGAGATTGACAGAACAAACTAACTACGGACCTGCACTTGGCATCAGCCAAGAAATCCATGCTATGAAGTATCGTTCCAAGGGTGAAAGCTTCAAGGACGCTATGGTACGTGTAGCAGACGCTTTGAAGGACGACGAAGACCATTACCGGACCCTAAAGTCTATTCTGCTTAATCAACGTTTTCTCCCAGCAGGGCGTGTACAAGCAGCGATGGGCAGCCCCAAAGTCGTGACTGCTTATAACTGTTTTGTGTCTGGCACCATCCCAGATAGTATGCACGGTATTATGAATGCAGCCCATGAAGCTGCTGAGACCATGCGTCTTGGTGGGGGTATTGGGTACGACTTCTCCACCCTTCGCCCTCGTGGGGACCATATCAGGAGCCTCGACAGCCGCTCTAGTGGGCCTATTAGCTTTATGGGTATCTTCGATGCTATCTGTAAGACTATCGCTTCTGCTGGTCATCGTAGGGGCGCTCAGATGGGGGTTCTTCGTGTAGATCACCCAGATATTGAGGAGTTTGTAGAGGCGAAGCAGAACAGCACTAACCTGACGCAATTCAACATCTCTGTTGGAGTTACAGACGCTTTTATGCAAGCTGTGATTAATGACGAGATGTTTGACCTTGTGTTTGACGGGCGTGTCCACAAAACCATTCGTGCTAAAGCTCTTTGGGATAAAATCCTCCGTGCTACATGGGACTGGGCTGAGCCGGGTATTCTGTTTATTGACCGCATCAACAAAAAGAACAATCTATGGTATTGTGAGACGATTGCAGCAACAAACCCATGTGGGGAGCAGCCACTGCCGCCCTATGGTGCTTGTCTTCTAGGCTCTTGGAATCTTGTTAAATACGTTCGTAAAACTCCTATGTTTGACCTTTGGGAGTTTGACTACGATGCACTGATCCGTGACATTGCCCCTGTTGTCCGTGCAATGGACAATGTTATTGACCGTACCTTCTATCCCCTCCCTAAACAAAAAGAAGAGGCACAGAATAAGCGACGTATGGGGCTTGGTGTTACAGGGCTTGCAAATGCTGGGGAGGCACTTGGGCTAGTTTTTGGTTCTGACGAGTTCTTGGAGTGGCAGGCTAAGGTTATGTCTGTTATTCGTGACACATGTTACCGGGCCTCTATTGCCCTCGCTGTTGAAAAGGGGTCTTTCCCCCTTCTGAACCGGGAGTTGTACCTACAATCAGGTTTTGCCACCACGTTGCCAAGTGACATCCGTGACAACATCAGTAAGTACGGTATCCGTAACTCCCACCTCTTGTCTATCGCACCTACAGGGACTATCTCCTTAAGTGCAGATAATGTGTCATCTGGTATCGAGCCTGTGTTTAGTCACTACTACGACCGCACTATTCAGACCTTTGAAGGGCCTCGGGTAGAACGAGTAGAAGATTATGGCTATCGTGTCTTTGGGGTTAAGGGGAAGACTGCGAATGAGTTGTCAGTGTTTGACCACGTTAAGGTGCTTAACGTTGCAAGCAAGTACGTAGACTCCGCTTGCTCTAAAACTTGTAATGTTGGTGATGACGTTACATGGGATCAGTTCAAAGATGTTTATATGCAAGCTTACCTTGGTGGGGCATCTGGGTGTACTACATTCCGGGCTTCTGGTAAACGTTATGGTATCTTGAATGCAGCTTCTGTAGAAGATGTGGCACAAGAGCCAGAAGTTGAGCAAGACACATTTGTGGACGAGAAAGAAGGAGGTGCTTGTTATTATGACTCTACCACTGGTCTCCGTACATGTGAGTAATTGGTACGATGATGAAGGCCCTTCCCAGACTATTACAGTCTGGGAGGAGGCTGCTGTTCGCCCCTCATTAGTGTTAAGCCCTAGTGGGGAACCTTTTCAGCTAGAAACAAAAAAGAAAATGGGGTTTGACCTCACCCCAAAGGACAATAACAATGCTCGAAAAACCACGGGGCAAGCGTATCTCTCGTTACAAGAAAGCGGGGGAGGAGGCAGTAGGAAAGATTTTCGACCTACAACCTCTTAATGCTGCACAAGCCCTTTATCTAGAGGCCCTTAAATCAGCTCCTCAAACCATCGTCTGTGGTTACTCAGGGACAGGTAAGACATTCCTAGCAGCCAGTATGGCAGCTAACATGTATCTTACCAAACAGGTAGACAAGATCATCCTCACACGTCCTAACGTGTCTGTGGGCAAAGACCTTGGTTACTTCCCCGGAGACCTTAACGAGAAGTTTGGTCCTTGGGCAGCCCCTGTCTTAGATGTCCTTAATGAACGTCTGGGTAAAGGCGTGGTGGAGACGGGGATTAAGAATGGCAACATTGAACTCTCCCCAATGTCTGTTATGCGTGGACGTTCATTCAAGAACGCTTTCGTCATTCTAGACGAAGCACAGAACACCACTGTAGCAGAGATTAAGATGTTCCTCACTCGTATTGGTGAGGGCTGTAAGGTTGTCATCAACGGTGACGTACGACAGAGTGACATTAAGGAACAGTCTGGTCTATCTAAGATTATCCACCTTGCTAAGAAATACCAAATGGACATCCCAGTGATTGAGTTTGGTATCGAGGACATTGTTCGTAGTGACATCTGCAAACAGTGGATAATCTCTTTTGAATCAGAAAAGTTATGAAACTTACCTGTTGCACTTGTAAATCAGAAAAGGAGTGTGAGGAGTTTTCAAAAAACTCTTCGACAAAAACTGGCTATCAATCTAGATGCAAAGATTGCGTAAAGGCTCACTATAAAAAATTTCCAGACAAAGTTAAAGCCCTTGCTAAGGAAAAATACCACACAAATAAGCAAGACCCAACTTGGCTTGCAAAGGAGTCGCTACGAAAAACAAAACAATCTAGGGTTGCCTACAAGCAAAATCCAGAGAAGTTCAAACTCAAGTCAAAGAACTTTAAGGCTAATAACAAACACCGTTACGCAGAGTATCAAAGTCTAAGGTCTCGCAACATTAGTTATCAGACTAAAAAGCTATCAGAAGACGACAGAGCTAAACTTCAATTTATTTATTTGATACGAGCTGCGTTATCTGATGTAACCCACCAAGTGTGGCATGTTGATCATATTGTGCCACTTAAAGGTAAAGGTATTTGTGGTTTGCATGTCCCTTGGAATCTAACACTTTTGACAGCACACGAAAACTGCTCTAAATCAAACAAAACAATTACAGCTTTCGAGAGTGAAAGGTTGTGATGGACGACAGCGAACTCCACAAGTTGGCAAGAGAGGTGGCAGCAACTCTCGAACAACCTGACAAGAAGCACCTCAGATTTAATGACATTGTCAGGGTTGCTAAACTTTTTTACAAAGAGCCTGAGGCAGGTGTTAGAGAATTAGTGCTAGCCTGTGATAAGTCTAACTTAGTTTTCTACGACAAGACCCCAATGTGGGAATCTTTAGAAGACAACTATAATTGGATGCTAGAGGTAACTTGAAATAAATAAGCCCCGCTCCTCTTTCGAGGGCGGGGCCTTTTTCATTTTATTCTCCCAAACTCTTCTTCCTCAAGGTCCATCCTACGTTTGATGGCCTCGATTTCAAAGAGAGAGAGTTTATGTTCATCTGTGGTAATGCCCAAGGCTTTCATAGCCCTACGCCTAGCACCCCGGTCTCCTACGAGAAGCTTTCGTCTCTCGTTGTTAAGACGGTCTTGGCTATCACCAATACGACCCCCTTCCAAGAGACTGAGGATTTCCCTACGTGTCTCTTGTATAAGGGTGTTAACACGATCAATCTTAGCCGATTGAGGGGCTTTAAGGAACACCTCGTTCTTTAACAGACGAGCTGCCCTTTCCTCTAGCATAGGTGTGATTGTCTTGTTGATGAAAGCGTCATACTCAGGATTACCAGAGGTGAAGCTATCAGCCATGTAAGGCGGTTTATCCACCATACCAAGCAACTTATTAATCTTGTTAGCCTTAGGGGGCAACGTCGTACCAACGATAGTCCCAGCCGGGTTTGGAATACGAACAGGACCGGGAGAGATAGCACTCTCCTTAGGCTTACCCATCAGCCTCACACCATACTCGTTCTCTTCACCAAGTGCGTAGTTGAAGAAGGCAGAGGTGTAACGAGTAAGACCAAGGGTAAACTTATCAATCCCCTCAGCTTGCTTACGATCAATAGTCAGACCACCACCAGCCTCAGGGTTGGTATAGGAAATAGTACGGCTCATCAAGTCCAGAGGACGTGTGTAACCCGCCAGAATATCCCCTGTCGTTCCTGCGACATAGCCAAGAGCGTCCTTAACTGTGGCAAAGAACGTGGCCTTCTCTCCATCATCAATCGTCTCATCCGTCATGTAACGGGTGAAGTCACGAATGAAAGGGGGAGCAGCAACAGTCTCAAGGGCATCTAGAGGACCAATTTGTTGCAGCAAGCTGTCAACAAGTCCTTTGTCCATACCCTCACCTTTATCCCAGTTGTGGTACATACGACCAATCAGGGAGTAGACGGAATAGGGGAACACAGTGGTGATGTCTTCAATAGACCCATCGTCATTACGACGTTCAAACCATTGAAGGCCTTCCTTCTGCTTCTCTTCCTCACCTGCGACAAGGTAAGCCAAAGCCATTGTCCCAACAGTAGCACGAGCCGCTGTCTCAGCAATGTCATCCTCAGGTGCCCCCTTAAACACTCGTCCTGCTACGCCAACATAGGCAAGGGGAGAGTGACGATAGGTGAAGGCAACCGTGTTGTTGAGGAATTTACCGAACGGCACAATAAAGCCGATACCCGGTGTAGACGACAGGTTCTGAACGAACTTAGCTGCACCTGCAAGGAACCCCTTGCCCATAGACAGGTCTTCCGAGAATGTCTCCCGAAGCACAGAGGTTGTGGCTTTGTTCCACATCTCGTCTGTAAGCTTCCAAACCTCCCCATCTTCAATAAGCTGCTGAATGCCTTTACCAAAGGCAATACGAGACTCACGGTCAAGGGCTGTAAGACCAGAGACACCTTTCGTCAAAGTGTCCTGTGCATGGACCAAGCTGATACGCTGTGCAATGTCAGAGGTCTTCTCAATTGCACTAACAGTTTTGGAATTAGGATTAAGACCAAACCTCTCAGGGCCGAAGTCATCCACCCCACCAAAGATTTGACCAGACATATTCTTCTTAACCTTGGTCGGAGCCTTCTCAAGCAGGGCAATAAAAGCCTCTGCACTAAGGAAGGGGTCCATAAGGGTTTGAAGGGCGAATGTCTGGTTCTGGGCCAAGGCCCTCACCTTAGCTACATCCTTAAGGGCACCAGCAGGGTCAATCACAGCACGAATGCCAGCGCGTCCCATTAGGCCACCAGCCAGAGCAATATCAGCCATAGCAGAGGCGCTACGAGCAATAGCCCAGCCTTTCACGTTAACGGCTGTAGTGGGGAAGGTGGAAACAAGCATCTTCTTCCACACCGACTGAGCATAACCTACAACGTTACCAGCAGACAGCTCAACATCGTCAGCAGCCTCTTCTGTGGCGTTCTCTACAAGGGTTTTAGCTGAATGTTTCTTAGCTACAGAGGTATTACGAAACTCTTTAAAGATTTTGGAGGTCTGAGAGATAACGTTCATATCTTGCCCCTTTGACCTTACAGAGTTAGCTAAGATGGTCGTAGCCTCTCCAAACGTCACACCAAGGGGTTCAAAGGCCTTATTAAAAGCTTCAAGGTTCTCGTCACCCATGTTCATGGCATACGCCAACATGTCTCTGGTAAATGCACCCTCTTCAAAAGAGAGACTGGCCCCCTCCTCTTGCAGGATTCGAGCAAGCCCGTTCTCTACATCAAAGTTAAAGAACCAATTAAAAACTTCTCTCTGTAACGGAACATTGTTTTCAAAGCCTATCCCGTTTTCTGCCAGTTTAAGCCAGTCAAGCTGGGCTTTCTCAAGAGAGGCTTTTACTTTAGGGGCCGCCCGTTTAGCGGAAGTTCTCGCCCTTTGTTTAAAACTTTCGTCAAGGAGTTTCCCTGTTTCTGCAAACGTAGAATTGGAACTGCGACGAAGGGTGTAGATGCCGGGGATTGCCCCAACGCCACCAGCCACCGTTGCAATAGCACCTTGCATAAAATCATATTCGTCCTGAACCCCCGTGTCCATACGCATGTCTTGAAGGAAGTAGTCTTGCATAGCTGCAAGAGGAGCCTCAGCAGCAAGGGCACCACCAATGTGGTAACGAGCAGCAGCCTTAGCAGCCGTATTCTTTAGCTCGTTCTTAATAGCTTGCGTAGCTACAGCACCACCAGACTTTTGGACAATCTGTTTGGTGGCAGCATTAATTGCAACTGTAGTAGCTGTCTTTGCAGCAGCTTTGGTCCCAACAGACCCGGCAATCTTACCAATACCAACACCAAGCCACAAACTAGGGGAAGTTACGAAAGCCCCACCATAGTCGAGCATACCATTCCACGCATCCCCATTGGAGAACATACTCCCCATCTCGTCGTAGATTTTATAGGCTTCACCATAGACAGCCTTGGTATCTTCATCTGCGACAGTGATGTTAAGAGCTTCACGAGCTGTAGACACTTCGTTGGTGTTAAGCCAACGCATGTGAGACATGAAACCTTCCATAACCTCCTCAGCAGGAGCTGTCTCGTAATAAACATCCTTAGTGGTGGACATCATCTTACGGATTTTAGCCAGACGCTCAGGGTCATTAACCACATCATCCACTGTAAGGGATGTAGTGGCAGGAGGGGTGGGGGCACGTTTCTGTGTCTCTACCACCAACTCATTCAACGTAGGTTTAGCAGGAGCCGCCTCAATAGTGGGGATACGAGGAGCTGTAGGGGCAGGGGTTATAGCGGGAGCTGCCCCTTGGTTTCTCTGCTCTGTCTGCTTAAGAAGTTCTTCAAGAGTGAGGGCCAAGGGGGTCTCCATTATTGTTGTTGTCTTGCCAAGTCTGTGGCAATTCGATATTCATTTCCGTCAGGGTCCATGTACGTGGATGTACCATCGTCGTTGTCCCTCACAAGGGTGAGTTGAACCCCATCACCAGTGGTAATAACCTCTGGGGTCGTAGAGGCCGTAGGAGGGGCCTCAGAGGGCATAGTCGGTTCTGGGCTAGTCTCCCCTACCGGAGCCTCTACAGGGGCTTCTACGGCCTCCTCAGGCTCTCCTACGGGCAATCCCGGCTCTTCCCCTGTGTCTACGTTATAACGACGCTTACGAATGGCATTATCAGCCATACGTTGAATGTCTGCTACAGAGGCTTGGGGGTAGAGAGTAGCAATTTCTTGCACCACCTCATCACGGGTCGCAGTAAGGTCTGCACCTTCGGCCAACCCACCAGCTGATTCAAGCATTCCAATAGCGGTGCTAACTTGTTCGTCAACCACCTTAAGAAGGGCGCTTGTCTCAGAGATGGAGAGGTCGCTAGAACCCTCTCGTCCCGGAATAGCTCCGTAGTTGGTCGTCACTACAGCATTACCGCCAACACGCTGAGGCTGTACGTCACCATAACGTACAAGTTCGTCAGCTGTCAAACCATCAGCAACCACTGTCTCACCAAGACGAGCACGAGCTTGATCCATAGCGTTGAAGCCCATCATACGAGAGATGAGGGTTCCTTCTGGATCATCAGCAAAATCAGGCTCAGAGGCTGCATTAGCAATGGGGTCGTAGGTACGAGAGATAAACGTAGCAATGTCTTCGTCAGGAGCTTTAAAATCACCAGCTACCTTGAAGATGGCTTTCCATTCCTCGGGGGTGAAGTCTTTACCTGTGGACGCCCTAATCTTCTCTGCTTGTTCGTAGAAAGAGCTAAGGCCAGCCGGGTCTTGGTTGACCTGAGCCATAATCACTTCTTTAGGGACACCCACAGCTTCAAGCTGACGTGCAATAGATATATTAGTGTTGACGGTTTCACGTACGCGGTTACGGTTTTCCAAACCTTTCGTACGAGCGAACTCAACTTGTTTATCAAAGTAGTCACGGGCACGTTGCTTATTCTCAATTACATTTTGAGCCAGTGTCCCAGCAAAACCTGTGACAAACCCTTCAACAGCTGCACTAGCCATTACATCCTCCGTTTAATCAAAGGAGAGTGGGTATCTTCTTCATTTTCGTCTGAGGAAGTTTCCCCCTCTAAAAGGTCTTCTGCCTTATCGACCATAGCAGAAGAAGGATCACCCCCCTCTTCCATCATCTTGGTGAACAAGACCTGACTACGCTTCTTGTCCCGTGCAGCCATACGCTCTTCTTTAGAGGGGCCAAGCTCTTCTGTATATTCAATGCCAGCTGCATCAGCAAGGCTCATAATATACTCATGAAGAACGGGAGCAATAATCATTTTAACGTCAACGCTATGATAACCTTCCATCACACTATACGAGGTTAGGAAGTTTACCATAGCATCCACGGGATAGCCTGCCTCAAGGGCAAACATCATTTCGTCTAAAGTTTCTTCGTCGTTAAATTTCTCAAGGTAGAACGCAAGAGATTCTTCCACTGTATTATACAGAGGGGGCTGCTCCCAAGGTGCGTTACCCGGTTCTTTAGTTAACGACATACCGGGGATTGGTCCCATAAAATCCATTAAGCTGCCTCACGTTGAGCAATTAGAGTTCTGAGGGTAGAGGTGGGAACATGCTTAAAGCCCTCCCAAGCCTGACGAACCTGAGACACTTTCTCATCCATCGTCTTACCACTCTTGATACGTTTATCCAGATAGTGTTCAAACATAGCATCTTGAACTTCTGGGGTGAACACTGTGTTATCGTCTAGCCCCATTTCAGAGGCCATAGCTTTTAAGGTGGTGCCAACAAACTGGTAACGGCCCATAGGTGTAGCAACACGCCCCACCTGACCTTTAACCCACTGACCATACTCTCCACTAGGAGAAGCAAATTGCTTAATCTCACCAATGGTCATCTGGCTGACACGCTTACCAGCAAACTTCTTACCATCTCGGTTAGAAAAGCCGAACAACGTGTCGTAGTCTCCACCACCCTCTGTCATGTCAATCGCATCTTTAAACGAGTTGATTTCTGTAGGACGTGTGGGAGCATAATTAGAAGGGCTGGCTTCGCTACGACGAGACACAAAAGCCTCTTGGTTAGCAGCCTGAACCTCAGGGTCAACAGCCTCTGTCTCAGCCTCTTTAGCTTTAGAAGACGCATTGGTAAATCCATCAACAAAAGCTGTACCAGCAGAGGGAGCTGACTGAGAGCCTTTAGAAGCTGTCTGATAAGCCTTCTGCATTTCTAATGCAGCCTTCTTAATGTCAGACACCCAGCTTGCTGTCCGAGTGATGATGTCCTCAGTGTTTTCCTGAGGAACTTCTGTTTGCATACGAGAGGGGATGAAAGATTCCAACCCCTGACTTACTGATTGTTGAATACCCTGAGAGCTTTCTTCCATCTTAGCTCGGAGGGCTTTTAAGCTGTTCATGTAGTTCATGTTACCACTTCGAGATTAAGGCCCCAGCCAACGAACCCACTGCCTGCCACATACCAGCCGAACGGCTTGCAGAGGCTTCACGGGCAGCAGCACTAACACCCATCTGAGCTAATGCCAACTCGTTTGCACGATTGAGGGCATTTTCGCCAGCGGTGAAGGCAAACGAATAGAAGTCACGTTCACGTTGCATCAAGTTATTATAGGCAGCTAACGTCATACCAGAGGCTGTCTGAGCGTTAATACGGTTAGCTTCGTTTACGTTGGCGTTGTTAGCTGTCGTAACAGCCCTACGCCATTCAGCGTTTGATTGATCAATAACAAGACGGTTAGAAGCGTTAAACTGCTCTGTAGCGTCGTTCATCTGACGATTGAACATGTTCACAGAGTCTGTCTGTCCAGCCCTAAACTGCTCCATAGCATTAAACTGAGACGCATTAAACTGCTGCACCTGTGTTCTAAGGCTTGCAAAGAACTGTTCAGTTTGAGCTTCACTCGTAGCGTTAAATTGACGAGAAGCATTTTCAGCCGCCTGATCCGTGAACAGAGACTGAATAATCGACTGGCTCTTAAAGATGGCTGTCTGTTGACGAGCATCGAGGTTAGCCAAGTCCATCTGCAAGAACGACTGAGCGTTAACAAGACGAGCTTGCTGGCGGTTGTTCAAGTTTTGCATTTCAAAGCCCGAGAACGTAGCAGCGTCCTGAGCAGCAATCTGAATGGCGCTTTCCATTGCAGCTTGTGTAACAGCAGCCCCTGCCATGGACGAGGCACCAAGACCACGCTGAGCCATAATGGCATTTGCATTACGGATGGCACCAGCAGCCCAAGCTGGGGTTTCCCCACCCTCAAACTGTTGCATCAACTTAGCAAGCTGACCCTGCACTGTGGCATCAGCCGAAGGGAGAGCCGTCGCAGCTGTAACCTGAGCGTTTTGAGAAACCGTCCCCTGCTCTGCCTGCATACCCTGCACAGCAGCGGCTACAGCGGGCGCTGAGGTGGCTGTTGTAACTTGGGGGGCTGGGGTGGCTGTAACGTCCTGAGCCTGCGCTGTAGGGGCTGTCTGGCTCGCTGTGACGTTAGCCGAAGGTGTCACCTGCCCAGACGTAGGATTAAGCATTTCATTGGCAGACGTTTGCATCTGCTCAACTTGCACCTGAGGGGTGTTAGCTGCCGGGTTATTGATAAGCTGATTTGTTAGGATAGACCCTCCCCACGTCGCAGCATCAGCCATACTTCCTGTAGGGGCGGCTGGTGTCGTCGTAGGGGTGGTTGTCGGAGTGGTTGTAGGTGCAGTTGTGGGGGTTGTAGTGGGAGGACCATCAGGCGGAGGAGTTGCATTGTTCTGCATGAACTGGGTCATAAACTGCCCGTTCCCGTCCCCACCCGTAACCACACCACCAGCTGCAAAAGCGGGTTTTGGATTAGGCTGTTGTGGAGCTGTTTGCTGGATGGCCTGCTGAGCTTTATCCTCGTATGATAGGAACTTCTGCTGGTGCTGGGGGGAAGACTGTAAGAACTTCCCAAACTGATCCATAGGGCCGTTAAACCCCATTCTCCGGGCTAAGACCTCTCGTTGTTGTTCGGTGAAACCACCAAATTTCTTAGCCATTAAGTTCTCCTACGACCTTATTCTTCATCTTCCCACCCTGCATAAGCATACAACAATTCTAACAGGGTTAAGCCAGTTCTTCGTACCTCTGAAACATCCCCATTAACCAACGCTGTGGCGTGATTTTCAGCAGGCTGACGCAAACGTTCTACAGCTGACGGAACAACCTCAGCTCTTGGCGGGCTTGTCTGCGAGCTTACGCAGGCGCTCAATAACAGCGTCATCAGAAGCACCTGTGCCAATTTCCACATCGTTCATTCTCCTGTGGGCTTCTGCATCCCTTGCCGAGTTACCAGCTTGCGCTTCCATCAAAGCAAGCTCTTGCATAGCCAGTTTATAGTCTCTATCAACTTCGGCCTCTTCTAGTGCGTCGGCGATCTGACGTACGAGAATACGCAGACCCCGACCACCAAGCCATGCCATAAATTTGCTAACAAGCGTGGCTAACATCTATTTTCCAATCACTCGGATTTGGGGGCTTCTTTTGCCAGAATGGAAATGGCACCAGCAATAGCTGTACCAGCAGCAATCACCACAGTGGACCATTCAGCTGCATTTGGAATGAAGCTAAGCGAACCAATGACGGTAGCAATACCAGCCCAAGTGGTTTTCTCTTTCAAACGAGTGATGAGCCAAGTTTTCATTTTTTCTCTCCTAAGAATTTGCCAACACGAAAGCCCGGACAGGCTTTGGCAGCGTATTGATTATGACCCGTTATCAAAAAAATTTCCGGGAACTGTTTACGAAGGTCTTCTATAAGTTGACGAACAGCAACGTTCTGTGCTTCTGTAAAGTTCTCATAGAAGTCGTCATCTGCACTAGCACCATGTCCACCGATAAGACAGACACCAACACTAAAAGCGTTCTTACCTACTACGTGGGCACCAACTCGACTTAAGGGACGACCCTTAGCAACAGTTCCGTCCCTGTCGATAACGAAATGATAACCAATATCACTCCATTTTCGTTCCTGCTTGTGCCAACGCCTGATCTCAGCGACCTTAGACGAGGTAGTACGATTACCCATCCAATTAGGACGAGTATCACTACAATGCAGGATAATCTCGTTAATCTTCCTCATCTTACCTCCAAGGGAAAATTTATTTTCATTTACCCCTTGACAAGGGTCAATTTTTGATTATATATAATAAGGGTTGGTTTTAAAAACTTTCCGCCACCCCTAAGAATATATAACCTAATGGTTACTATTGTTACTATTCATCATGTTGTCAATACGACCATTAATGCTATTAACTGCCACTAAGATTTGGTCTAGCTGTTTAGAGAACGTTTCTCGTTCCTCTTTCCTAGCTCGGTCTCTTGCTGTGGCTTCTGCTCGTAACACTGCAACTTCTGTCTGTAAGATGACTAAATCTTTGTGAAGCCAGAAGACCCACACAATAGCAGGTACGATGAGGTATTGCATTACAAGATTAATTATTGAGATGAGTTCTGGCAGCATACCTTAGAACTTCTTCGTATATTTAAGTTTTAGGCCGTGAAGGCCATCTTTGGCATTTACACGAGGACGGCTGCCTTTAAAAGAGCCTTTAGGCGCAGGCTTTTTGCCTTTAGAGGCCCCTGTAGTTTTTCCAAGTCGCTTGTCAGCAACAGACATCATCTCACTTACTGTAGGACGTTTAGCCATAATTACCTCTAAAATTATTCCCACGACACGTTGACGGTGCCAGCGTCGAACGATCCAGAGCTGAGAAGAATGCGAACGCGGTCAAGCGTTGCGGAAAGGGTTTTGCTGCCGGAGGACGATGACATGATGGTGCTGGTGTTGTTTGCAGCTTGACCGACCGCAACCCAGAGATTTGTCGCGGGGTCAACGCACTCCAAAACCATGCGCCCATGGATGATTTGCGACGCACCGCCTATCACTGGGGTGAGCAAGAAACTTGCGCTGAATGCGGCAGTGGTCGGCCCGTTCTGATCTCGCACAGCCCCGGTGTATCCAGTTGTTTCGATCCCTCCGCTGTCTCCGATCTGCACGCCGATTGAAACGCTGCCACCAGCGTTGTGTGAGACCTCAGAGAGAAGGACTGTAACTCGTTTAGCAGTAGAAGGGATGCCAGTAAAATCAACTTGTGTCCCAGATGCAGCAACAGGCGTTCCTAAGGCAATACCCGAAGAAGGCAGAGTGACCCAAGCAGGTACACCTCCACTAACTGTAAGAACCTGATCTGTTGAGCCAATACCTAGTCTAACAAAGGTATCTGCCCCAGTTGCGTAGATAACATCACCAGCTACAAGAGAGAGACCAGAGAGAGATGTAAGGGTAGCGTCTGATGCCTGAGCACCAATTGTACCTCTTACAGTTACTGCATCTGCATCATCAAGGATGCTACGAGCAAAACTGGTAAGAGGGGTCACTGCATAGACATCAGAAGCAGTGGTGTAGATCATACGGTCTGCAAGCGTCGTCAAACCTGCAATAGATTGCAAACCTGCATCAAAAGCTTGTATTGTCGTGCCAATAGCAGAAGGTGCAAGGAAGTCGGTCCCTGCCACAGCGGCGGTGAAGGGTGATGTACCGTTACCACGAATAATACCAGTGATCGTGCTAACACCCGTACCACCGTCTGCAACTGTAAGGTCTGTAATACCTGTGATAGTACCACCAGTGATTGTTACAGCACCAGAGTTTTGTGTACCAAGTGTCCCTACACCAATATCTGCAAGAGACCAAGTGACGGGGGCAGAGCCATCTACAGCACGGGCTGTGCCACCAATCGTAATGCTACGAGAGGTGCCCCAGTTTGTCGTAACAATGTTGGCAGAGCCATCAAACAAGGTGCCATTAATTGTACGAGGTGTGGCAAGGGTCGTAGCTGTAGTTGCTGTAGCGGTAGTGGTGGCTGTTGAAGCATTGCCTGTAAGGTTGCCAACAAAACCTGTAGTGGCTGTAATAGTTGTTCCACGAATGGTTGTAGCTGTCGTAGCACCAATTGTTGTGTTGTCAATTGTACCAGCATTAATGTCAGCTGTGTCTGCTACAAGGCTGTCAATGTTGGCTACGCCGTCAATCCATAAGTCTTTCCACTCAAAGGATGTGGTACCAAGGTCCATAGTATTATCAGCATTAGGTGACAAACTGTTAGACGAGGCAACGACCTGTTGAGCAGGACCAATGACCGTAATAGGCCCACCCTCTCCTGTAGCCCCACTATGGGTGTGACCACTTACGTTAGCGAAGGCAGCTTGGATAGCATCATATTCACTATCAAGAGGAATAGCATCAATTGTGTTGCCGTTGGCAATTTGGTTAGTAGTGTCCGTGCGGACATAGCCCGTCATTATTATCTCCTTTCGTTTGTTCTGTATTCAAGAACAACAAAGTTCAGGTTGTATGGGGGAGTTTGTCCCAGTGATGTATAACGAGCAGCAACAACAAATCCACTACCATTCACGTTATTGTAAAACTGTTCTTCTGCTGGTGAACCATACGTTGAAGTTCCGTACACTGCCATAACGTCACCATAGGTAGACGATCCAGATGTAAAGGTCACAGAGAACGGAGAAGCAGGAGAAGAGTTAGGTTGTGTGTAGTCAAACTTAAGCAAGCCTGTAATGTTCAGGCCACCAGAGGGACGAGCATACAATGTGTGTTTGTACATCGTCTTTCGTATCTTGGGGTCATTGATAGGCATAAAAGGCGTCTCAAAGATTGCCTCAATATCTGTCCCGTCTAGACCGTTTCCAGACTCCATACGATAGACAAACCCAGTATCACCAACAAACAAAATTGTTTCTTTGTCTCGTGCTTGATACTTACCCAGACCATAAATCTTAAAGCCCTTCATCTCAGCCCAAGCAATATTATCTGCTGTCTGATTGGAATACTTAGTCCCGAGGAAACCTTTAGAGTTTTCTGTGCTGACGTTAGACAAATAGTAAAACAATCGGTACTGGTTCTTAGCGGAGATGGTTACAGACGAGAAAAGACAGTTTGCATTGGTAATCTCCGACACCTTGCTCTGAATTTTTTCAGAAGCTCTTGTCAGACCAAAATCATTGTCTCGTTCAGATGCACTAAGGTAGCGGATACCATCAGGACCGAGGTACATGATGTCACCACCAACTTCCTGAACCGTATCCCCACACAAGCAACCTGTGTTGTTGGTGATTGGAGACAGGACGAAGTCAGAGACAGAGCTGCCAGAGACACGATAGATACGATTAAGACAGAACACAATCAGCTGATCACGAAAGACCATCAAACCTGTAATCTCGTCTCCAACGTTGATAACACCTGCACCATTGGCAGGAAGAAAATCACTTTCAAGGAATGGGGAGCTAAAGCTAAGGAAACGTCCTTTTGAGAAGAACAGGTGGTTTTTAAAAACCCTTACTCGGTCAGCCCCAACCACGTCAGCAGGAGCGCCTACAGCATATGCCATGGTTCCCGCTACAGCATTAAAATATGCTGGGGGGTTAACCGCGTCTACTACAACGTATTTACGGTCCCCTGTAAAGTCATACGTGTCTGCTCTAATACGATTGATAGTTGGGTTAATGATGGCGAGAATACTTGTCCAAGCTCCACCAGACCCTCTGTAGTAATTTCCCCCTCTGGCAACAAGTGCCTCAGAGGCTCCATAAGCAACAACCCCATGAATTAGCCCTGTTCCGGGGACAGCTGTTTCGCTAAACTTTGTGTAGCCAAGGATACGAGTGTAGCCACCTTTAACGTCTGGCTCAAAGTTTTGTAGGATTGTAGCACTACCGGGAGCACTGATCCCTTGCTCAAGACGACCAAGATTGGTGGTTAAACCGCCTTGAAGTTGAATCGGAAATGTTTCCCACCTAGTAGGCATTTAAACCTCACGACCTAATGACTGTTGAACGGGTGTACTCATAACGATTGATATACAGCTTACGCATGTCTTTAATACCAGACTGAAAGAGCTGATTAGAAATAGCAGCCTCTTCTAGTCCACCACGGAACATGTACGCATGGTACATAGCTCCCTCAAGAATAACCCACCTAAATTGCTCTGGTACAGTGGGTACATCGTCCCAGTCAACAAGATCAACAGGCAGACGATAATACTCGTACAAGACCTCATAAGCTTGATCAGGCGGAGGGGCGATAGTGTAAGAGAGGTTACGATTACGTACGATAAACTGAGGAGCATCGTGGTAATCTGCTGGGTTAAACTCGTAATCTGGATAGTTGTTTAGATACTCTTCGTAATCCATCACCCGTAAGCGACGAGAGGTGACATTTAGTGTGTCATCACCTTTTACTCGAAAAGTGTCGAATGCCACAGTTTTTGCATCTGCTTGGTGATTGTAGCGTGATTGGTCAATAGTTAACGCTTGTGTGTATGTCGTGTGGTTAAAGGGCCATTCAAACTCTTCTCGGTTAATACGATTAAGAGCAGCATTAACATACCCCTTCACATCAGCATAGTAACCAGCAGCAGAGGCAAAGTTGGACGAGGTAAGAGGAACCTCATTTAAACGCTTGTTGACATCATTGACAAGCTCAAGATAATTGTAGGGCATTTAAATCCTCGTCATAAAAGAGGGGCAAGGGCAAAAGCCCCCGCCCCCTTAGTTCAATTAGGCAAGGGTGTCACGGTCGGTCAGTTCCGGTACACGAGGCGAACGATCACCTTCGGCCACAACCACCACAACACGAACCACACCGTCCGTACGGACAGCGGTGGCACCAAGCAGGTTCAGTTCTGCACCAGCAGCCGGGACAACCAGCGGAATGGCGGCAGGGACCGTAGCTGCAACAGTGCCGACGGTAGCTGTCGAGGCCAAAGTACCAGTCACAGCGGTAGTACCGACGCGCAGCGCCAGCGTACCCGTGCCAGTACCAACACCAACCTGTTGGACGGTAGCAGCCAGAACAACAGCACCAGCGGGCAGAGTTGCCAGCTGCACGTCATCCGTAGCAGTACCCATAGTAACATCAGCAGCCAAGTTCAGGTTAAAGTCCAGAACCCGTGCGAAGTTCTTGTAACCACCGTCCAGAATACCAGAGGTGTTACGACGTGCGCTGTTAAGCGTAGGCATATTTATATCCTTTTCCAAGAAAGAGGAGGGCCGTTAAGCCCTCCCAGTTTCATTACGCGACGTTGTATTTTGCAGTCACGAGGCCTTCGGGACGAAGGATTTTGCGACCGTAAACGTGCAGACCACGAACCACGTCCGCGAACGTTTCCTGCGAACGGAACGTTTCAGTCTTGGTCAGGTTTTCTGCCGAGGCAACAGCCGAGCTGTGACCAGCAACGATAACACCGTAGTTGGCGTTCTGAGACGTTGTACCAACCGTGGTCGGACCCGTACCAACACGCGGCAGCGAGTTCGACATGTAGATGGTGAAGCCGTGGATTTGCTTCCCGATCTGACCATTACGCAGGCCACCCTTTTCGGAGTAGTCAGCGTTGAACAGACGGCTGTCTTCGTCTTTGAGCATTTCTGCAAAGACCGGGTCAATGACCAACCAACGACCGTTCTGATCCACGTTTTGCAGATCGAGGTTACGAGCCATACGAGCCAGAATGGTAAGCGGCGACACGAGGTCGGTGGGCTTAGTCTGCTGGCCGGGGAAGCGCGGGGCCACCGGGATGGAGTTGTCACCACCAGCCGCGAGGAACGACAGACGGTTCAGTTTGTTGGAGGCCAGAAGTTCGTCCACACCAGCCGAGCTAACAGCACGGGTGCCGGGCATGTCAGCCAGAACACGCAGGGTGTCAGCCGGGTTGCCGATGACCGACTGCTTGAAGCCTGTCAGGTAGCCAAGCACTTCGGCGTCAAACTGGTCACGCAGTTTGAAACCAGCACGGTCAGTTGCCAGCGACATCCAGTTGATGTGCGAATGGGCCTGCTCGATGTCTTCCAGCTGGAAGGCAAACTCGTTAGCTTGGTCGATGACCAGCGTGAAGTCTTCATCCACGAGGTCTTGCGGCTGGATAATCTTACCACGAGCGTAGGGGCGGATTGCCACTTCCGGCTCTTTGATAATTTTAACCGCGTCACCGAACGAAGCAATCTCACCGAAATACTCAGTGTTGGTAATTGCCTGAATGACCGAGGAACGGCGGAAAGCCAGCTGGGCCTTTTTGGAGTAGATGATCGGCGAAAAGACGCCATTAGGAAGCGAGCCATGACCCGCAGCAGCTTTAAAAGCCATAATATTAATCCTTTGTTGATGGGAAAGATAGTTAGTACGACCATCAACACACAAGGGCCATCTTTGGCGGGTGGAGGAAACGTGTGCCCACGTCCCTCGGCCACTACTTGATTGGGTAAGCTTTTGTGTTTATATCAATCTGGGGAGCCTGTTAAGGGGCCAGATTATCGTGCCGCGCCAGAGAGGTCGTAAACGAATGTACCGTTCTTCATTGATTCTTGAATAGCGGCTTCATTCTTTTCATACTCTTGCATCGACATTTTGCTAACCATAGACTCGGTAAAGCGCCCCTTACCTTCGGTCTTAGGTTCAGCAGATGTAGCTTTGGAAGAAACAGCTTTAGCTGCCTCTTTCCGAGGATTGGGTTTTTCGGTCTTGGTTTCTTTTTTATACTGACCGATAGCCCAGATCACATCATCCGCAGACGAGCTGTAGATGAGTTTCTGTACACTCGCAGGCTGCTGTTCAGCCCAGTCGTGAAATTCGTCTTCTGCCGTAATGTCTTCAAAGTCCGGGTGGGCTTTAACAATACGGGCTTCTTGTTCAGCACGATTAAGTTTTTCTTTAATCGTATTCAGTTCAGCAGAACTGTTTGCTGTCTCGTTAGCAGCTAGTGCACGAATGATTGCAGCTGCTTTTGGGTTAGCTTTAGCCCACTCCTCAGCCTCCTCTGCGGTCGGAAGACCGGGGGAGGTTTTTTGCTTTTCAGCTTGGAGAAGTTTGGCTTCCACTTCTTTTAACTGATCCGCCAGTTTTTGACTGTGGCGACGAAGATCAGAATAGCGTTTTCGGAAAGTTTCCTCTTCTTTAGAGAGAGGTTCCTGAGGTTCGACATTAGTTTCAACTTCCGTTTCAACCTGTCCTTCCTCCTGCTCTTCTTCCTCTTCTTCCTCCTCAGGCGTAAACTGTTTTTCCAGCTCTGCAATTTCATCTTCAAGACGCTTGACAGAACGGGGTGCGATATAATCAGACATTAATGTTTCCTTCTGGGGCCATCACCATTGATGGGTCGCCATTGTTATTTTTTCTTGTTATCTTTGCTACGAGAGCTAGACTTGTTTGCACTAATAGACACAGAGCCTGAACCACCCTTAGAGGTATTTCCTTTACGAGCTGTGTCACTATTTCCCGAAGAACCACTTCGTTTACCAATCAGACCTGAACTTTCTTTTCGGTCAGACGAACTGGTGTTAGGTGTTTCACGAGGCTTTCGTTCACCAGTGATGAAGTCCAAAGCACGATTGATCAAACCATCGTTTTGTGCTCTGGCCTGCTGTTTAGCAGCTTTTTCTGGTGCTGCTGGACGAGGCTTAACTAATCCTGTCTCTTGCAGAATTGCATTAGCAACACCACTAACCCCACGTCCTGCGGAGATAGGCTCTGTGCTAATACGAGAATAGCCTTTCTTTAGTTGATCAAGCTGTGCAGAACTCAGGGGATTTCCTTGGAGGTCTTTACCGCTTTCAATCATAGAAGCCATTTCACGAGGAACGTTTCGTTCAAGATAACGTTCACGGATTTTACCTGCAATACCGCCAAAAGGTACAGTCATGCCAACAAGAGCCTGTCCTGCTTTTTGACCTACACTATTACGGGCAGTGGCATACTTATTAAAATCGTTAACCGTCCACTCATTGACAGAAGCAGCTAAACCTGTTGGCTTAGATACAACCCCATCTTTACGGTCCATCCAGCTTTTTTCAGGCTCTTTTTCAGAGGTCTTTTGAGCTGTAGGTGTCACTGTTGGGACACTTGGAGCAGCAGGCTTAGGTGCGTTCTGGAAAGTGGTTAACCATACCGGCAACCCTGTAACAGGATCAACGTCATCGTTATTACCAGAAACCATCCCACCTTCGGCCATACCCGGAGGACGATCTGCAACAGCTTCTTCTTCAACAGCCATTAACTCCTCTGGGGAAAAGGGAAGGTCGTCTTCTCCTTGTCCACCAATACGTCCACCTGCCTCAAGCTCTGCCAAACCTTTTTTAGCTTTCTCTACAAGCTTTTCAATTCGGTCAAGACCAAGGTAACGAACAACGTTAGCAGGAATTACGTATTCACCTTCGGAAGCCATGATTGGAACATCGTCCCTCACTTCTTCGGGTTTTGCCCCTGTTGGAACAGGATTGCCCGACACCGGGTCAACGTTTGGATTTTCCACCATACCTCCTTCTGCATAACCTCTTCGACCTCTAACGTTATCTAGCTCACTGAGCATGTTGTTAGTGATCTTTCTGAGGTCATATTTATCAATCAGTGTATTCGGGTCAATGTCGTAGTCCTTTTCGGGAAAACGCATAGCCCTCTCAGCTTGATCTAAATCTTTACGTGTTTGTACAAGACGGGCCTCAGCTTCACCGGGGTCTCTTTGGTACAAGTCAAAAGCTACACCAGAACGAAGTTTTTCAAGAGCCTGTTCTTTTGGCAGAGGAACCCAATCACCTTCGTCTGTTTTTTCAAGGTAATCAGTAAAACCTAATGTAGCTGTATAGAAGTCATCAATAGACTTTTTAAACTCAGGAGAGAACTGACGTTGAAAGATTTGAGCTTTGCTGTTCCTGTCCCGTTTTAACTCTGTGATCATATCTGTGTAATCGTCCACAGTAGCACCAGAGCTGTCTACCTCAAAAGACCCCCAACCTTTAGGTGTGTTGCTTTCAAGGTTTTTACGAGCAAGGTCTAGCTGAGAGATTAGGCGATCACGTTCTCGTCTCTCTGCTAAGTATTCAAGGGCATCACGAGGGAGTTGACTAAGTGTTTTGTTTAAATCACTTGCAATGGCGTCTGGATTTGCACCCTTACTAACATTGTTTTCAGCGTCTTGGACTAGGTGTTGCATTTCATGCAAAAGGACAGACTTAATTGTTTCTTTGTCTTTTCCTTTTACAGAGATATTTCCTGTGCCCACTTGGTAGGCACCACTTTCTTTATCCTTAACACTAACAAAGACTTTCCCTAAGTCTGGGATTATGTTTCCATCATCGGGGAGTGCATTAAAAAACTCAGGGTGTTTAACACCCTCCGTTAATTTACCAGAGGCAGCTAATCCAGTAGGTGCGACCTCTTCTGCTTTTGCGAGGAGTTGGGGATGGATTTGCATGTCTTTATCAGACACTTCAAATCGCCATCCATTAGGGCTGTTCCACCAACCTGTACTTAACCAAACTTCCTCAGGGCTGTACCCCTTTTCAGACATGAGTTCCGCTCGATCAAGAGCATCTCTGTCAGCAGCTGGGCTATCAGGCCCAAAGAACATACGTGTGGTGTTCGGGTCAAAAGCGTCAAAGGCTTTACTAGCACCGGGAGCAGCCATAGTGGCCACAGCCCCCATAACATCCCCATAAGTGCCCTCACCCCTAACCATACCAGCTACACTGTCGTAGGCAGCTTGTGGGGCCGCTTTAGCACTATCTACAATCTGGTCCCAACTAGGAAGAGGAGCACCTTCGTCAACCCAATCTTCAACCTTACCTCGTGTTGTCTTGCTTTCTTCTTTAGAAGCAGGACGCACACTGTAACGTTGACCTGTAGGAGTTTCGTAAAGCGTGTTGCCAAGTTCATCTTGACCCACTACTTTGTCGTTCTTACCCGCAGTCATAGGTCTGTCAAAAGGACGGACATCATTTAGTCCAAGCTCTTCTTCCCAATTAGCCATATCACTTATCCATTGCGTTAACTTCATCTCGCATAGTCAAAAGCCTACGCAACTCTTTAATCTGACCCTGTATACGATAAATGTCGTGAGGCTCAATTGCTGTTTCTAAGCTTTTTTGACGTAGGGCAATCATGTCGTTAATGTATTTAAGAAACGACTGATACACATCATGCGAGTTAACAAGCTGCTTTAAGCTCATTGCGGAGGCGCTCCCGAACCATTATTAGCAGAGAAGCCCTGCATACCCGGCGTAGGAACGCTTCCTGTGCCCATCATACCGCCACCAGAGCCTTGTGTGTCATTAGCCTGTGTACCCGGTGGAAGAGGCGTCTGAGGCCCTCCCTGAGGCCCTGTAGGGGGCTGGAAGGCCTTAAGAACCTCTGCCTGTAGGGCAGCATCTGCCATGTTGTTTGTAACCTTGTCAGGATCGAGGTCGAGAGAGTTTGCAATCTCACGAACAATCTGGTCAAGCTTGGCAAACGGAGCAAGGATCGGGTTGCTGATAACACCAAGGAACTGCATAAGACGCTGACTACGAACTTCGGTAGCCATAAGGCTTTCCGTCCCACGAGCCGACACTTCTAGATCACCCTTAATTTCCGGGTCAAAGTCAAATTGCATGTTAAACGCAAAGAGGGCTTTACCAAGAGGAGCAAGCAAGTAGTCGTCGAGGTTTTTCACAACTGTTCGGATAGAACCGTTAGCAGCGTTCATCAACATCGAAATGCCAGAAGCTGTACGTCCTACACCTTGAATTTGTGTCTGACCATAGGAGTAAGAAGGAAGGCCTGTGCTTTCATCTGCAAGGACACGAGCTTTGTCAAACAGCATCATGTTTTGCTGAGAGACGTTAGGGAACTGTGTGCCAAACAAAGCCTGACCCGGAGCACCAGACTGACGACGAAACACCTTACCCGGATAGATCGAAAGGTCTTGACCCGGAACAAGGTTAGTTTCGTCAATCTCAAATACGAGGTTGCCAGAGAGGGCACCGTTGTCTACAGCCATACGCATAAACCCGTTCATCAGGATTTGCGTATCTTCCATGTTTTCGGCAATACCAATACCAAAGAAGCTGTATGGGTTGACTTCGTAAGGGGCTGCGTAGTAAGGGATACGGGAGGGTTGGAAGGGGTTCATTACAAAACGAAGAATTTCGTTATGGCAAACCCAAACATTGACGTTAACCATGTCATCGTCTTTGATAGACTTATCAACCGGAACATCTTTCTCACGAAGATGCTTAGCACTCATGTAGCCCCAGTATTCCAACACTTCCCAACGTTCTACATCAGGATGCCCCGTACCGTCCTCCATAACATGCTCCCAATACTCACGCTGGTAGTTGGGGCCACTGTCAATTGCATTATCAATTGCTGTCTCACGGAAGAAAGGACGCTTAGTTAAGTCTTTAAGGTCTTTACGAGACATTTTGTGTCGTTCAACACAATACTCGGTCTGATCCATGTTAGCTGCATCAGGGTCTGGATAGAAGTTCCAAACCGAGACATGAGAAACTGTAGGAACAACTTTCTTAAGTGGGTCATATTCACCTTTGTCATTCCAGCGGGGATATTCTTTGTCAAGAGCCATAGGCCCTTTCAGGATACCAGTGCCAAATAAGGCACATTCAAATGCTGAGGAACGAAGGTGTTTAGATGCACCGCTTTCTTCAAGTTGGTCTTGGATTTTCTTTTCCATCTTTTTAGCTGCAATTTGTGCAGGATGGAAAGTGACAGCTGTAGGTGTAGTACCCGGACCATTTTGAAGACGGTCCTTAATAGGCTCAAGTTTCTTTTCAAGAGCACCAAGACTAATGGCTGTAGCTCCCGGAGGGAGACGAGGACCGTCCTTTGTACCAAAGGGGGAGACTGGTCCTTGCGACTTAGCCGCCTGCGGAGGAGCAGCTGGATCAAAGCTTACAGTTTCTGATACCCCATCAGGAAGTTTACTTTCTTCCACAGAAATGGGAAACTGGCCTTGACCAAACAAAACCTCAGTGATTTGGCCGTAAGCTGCAAGAACCTTAGTCTTAGTAACTTTTACAAAAACACGAGACTTTTCTGTTTCAGAGAACTGAACATCTGGTCCGTACAATCCACGGAAGTTACGATAGCAACGAAGGAAACGTACTTCGTCAGCAAGGCGCTTTTCCCGTGCCCGATGAAAACGCTCACGAACAAAAGCTACAGCCTCGTCGTAATGTTTTTCATTATCTTCAACGGAGTCTACGCCTTCATTTTCGTAAAGCATTTCGTCGTCTTGCATAGTCTATCCTTTAATAGCCAAAAACTCCGTCTACAGGACGGTAATGGCGAACAGTTTCTGGGTTCACGTCCCAAGCAGAAGAGCGAGGACGAGACATACACCCATAACGAATAGCGTCATAAATGTGGTCTTCGCTCTTAGTATCAACATCCTCTGGATTGTTGGGGTCAAGCGGAATAACAGGCAGCTGGGCAATCGTATGAACACAATTTGAAAATACCATCATACGTGGACGTTCTGTATATTCATCTACTTGTAAGCGTCTATGAACTTCGTTTTTACCAGCAACCCTAGCGCCTTTACTACGATCAGAGGGTCTCCAACGACACCCACGAACAATCATACTTTCAGCAATAGATGGACCCGGATTACCACGGTTATGCCAGCAAGAGCTGTCAAGAACTCCATAAGTAATTGGGCCATCATCTCGCTCAATATCCAGGATCATATCTGCCAGATCAGGGGCTAGAACCTTAGAGACGTAAAGCTCACGATAAATTATTAGCTCTTCTTCGGGAGTGACAGCAAACCAGACCACAGCGGAGTGGCTTCCATACCCGTAGTCACAGGCCCTAAATCTTCGCCAGCTATAAGGGATTTCATAAGGTTCGATAACGTGGATGTTTCTGTTCCACTCGGGGAAGGCGTTTCCTTCCACAACATCCCAGTCTCCTCCTAAAAGTCTACGTCGTTCTGCTTCCGGCAGGGAGAGGAGGTTAGCCTCGTAGTCTCCACTATCGAAGAGGTACGGGTTATCAGAAAGACGGGCAGGAATAAACCTGCGCTTAAATAGTGGTTGTCCTGCTCTAGAATGGCCTTTGGGCCAGACAAGTGTTTCACCTGTCTCAATGTCGGTAGCCCAGAAGGGCTTCCCCCAAACAGCCGGATCAATGAACATTTTCTTAACCCAGTTGTGGCCGGGACCACCGGGGTTAGTAGATGCTCTCATGTAGAGACGAAGGTCTTTAGCTGTTGTACGAAGACGAGAACGCATGTAGTTCCATGCGTAAGGTGTAGACCATTGGGTCAATTCGTCAAAGGCAATGTAATTAAACGCTTGGCCTTGATAACGTGTAACGTCTTGGTCTCGTTCTAGGTACGACATCCAGAGAGAACCGCCAGCAGGTGTACGCCACTCCATTTTACGTTCCGACCATTTAATGCCGGGAATGGCTTTTGGGTAAAGCTCTTGGCTTTTCTGGACAAGTTCTCTAAGCTCTTCCGTAGTTCTACGGACAATCAGCCCCCTAAATTCTGGGTGTGGAAGATCACGAAGTGCGTCAGCAAGAATGGCGTATGACTTACCACCACCAGCTGAACCGCCGTATAACACCTCCCTCTCAGGGGCTGCAAGAAATTCTGTTTGAGGCCCCGGATTGGGCTTAAAAATAACTTCCCGTTTTGCTTCCTCAGAAGAAAACTGATAATCCGGGACAGTGAGAAGGGCCGGGGCAGCAGGTTGAACTTCTTCAACCTTCCTTTTTCGCCCCGAGCCGCTCCTGCTCGAATGTTTCTGCCCGTGCTTTAGCGGCTTCAAGCCTACTGGTCCAGCTTTTAATAGCGCGAGCCTTTGTTCGTCTAGTTCGTTCAATTTCAAGCCTCTTCTTTAGCCCCATGTGAGAGATAGAACGGCCTGTAACGGCTGTCAGCCAGTTGGCTATATCTCGATACGAAAAACGTTTCACATGCTTTTTAGCCGCTTCAAGGGCTTCAAGTTGAATAGGTACAGGGAGCAGAGTGTTAGGGTCTTCTGGATCAACCTCATACCCAAACGGAATAACACGGGAAATACGAGGAATGGGAACCCACTTCCCGTCTGCCAATGCTAGTTCGTCTGCTTCACTGATCATTATTTTCTCTTGGGTTGTTTCGTACGATTGGTTTTTTTACTAACCACACGAAGATTGCTTGGGGAGTTGTCTCGGGGGTTGAAGTTTTTGTGGTCAATCTCTTTTCCGTCTCCCTTTCTTACTTTACCAGCTTTTATAGCCTTGGCACGAGCAGCATTACGAGCTGCCCGATCTTTTTTGCCTTTAGCTGTACCGTGTGTAGCTGCATACTCTTTAGCGTAGTCACGCATCTTCATCTTCTCCGCGTTTGGCCTGTTCAAGAAGAAATTCATAAACAAGCTTATGTTCTTCTAAACTGCCGTCATTTAGCAATGTGTTTGCTCTGTGAGAGACGATGCGGATATTACCTTTAATATAACCTTTTGTAGAATCAATTCTGTCTACAGAGGGTGTGTACGAACCACCACTACCAACAGGGTCAAGTTTAACTTTTAAAACTGGGCAGTATTCGGGGATAATAATATCCTCTTGCGTAAGATTAAACTCCCAGCCCTTTTGTTTAGCTCTTAGTCTTGGGTTGCAAAGTAAATATGTTTTAGGGTGTTTAGCACGATAAACTTGTCCGGCTTTTGTTACGGGGTTTAGTTCCCCATCTTTAAGCTTAGCTTTTCTTGCTATTCTGTAGTCTCGCTGACATTGAAAGCATATAGAAGCTTTACTGGTAACAAGTGTACCACACCTGCAATGAAAAGGAAAGGTTGTCCTTGCCATTAATCTGACTCAATTAACTTTGAAGGCAAGATGAACAAGCCGTTAGATGTAACGTCAATCTTCTCTGTCTTAACTACACCCATGCGATCAAGGATGTCTTTAGCAGCAACCATCTTTTCTTTAACACCCAACTCAGTGGGGTTATTCATAACACCTACAATACTGATTGCAGCTTTGGGACCATTACGAGCGATAAAAGCTTTTGTGGCTTCTACAATCTCGTCTTGCAAGGTTTTAAGAACAGATGTGGTTGGGTAGGTGTCGTGATAACCAGCGAGCTTTTTGGCTTTCACCACATCCCCACCAGCTTCGTCAAACAATACCTCCAAAAAGAGGCGTTGCTGGTCTGTTAGTTGCTTAGCCATAAAGCTTTCCTTTTAGCACTTACCCTTAATCATGCCGCCCTTGTTATACTTTTTAGCGGGCATAGGGGTCTTTTTCTTTTTAGCAGCTTCCATTTGACGGTCGATAATGTTGCCTTTGGTCGGCAGCGGCTTGACAGTCTTGAGAGGAGCAACGGGTTTCTTAGCCATTATTTTTTACCTTTTGAGACAAGACCGCCCTTATTCATACGTGGCAAGTCTAAAATGTCGGGCAGTTTTAACAAACCTCGTCCACCCGGACCACGAGGACGAATAGCACCACCTACAGCTCGACCCCCACCTGCGGCAGGACGAATGTTACTGGGAGGTGTGTAAGGGATAGGGCGTTGTGTAATCTGAGGACGTGCAGGCTGTGCTTTAGTAGCAGAAGTAGGACGACTGAGTGGCTTAATTCCCCCAGAAACTCCTGTACCTAGAGAACGAGCTAGACGTGTTGCGCCTGCGGCAGCAGCTGCTGCGGCCACAGCTTTTTTATCTGTAGCTTTTTTGGCTGCTGGTAATCCTGTAGCTTTTCCCTCTGGCCTAGCTCCACCTGAACGACGGAGATGGCTCCACTGAGTGCCTCTAGGATCATCTAAGTTTTCTACCTCAGCTGCTTTTGCAGTGCGTCGGGCAGGTTTTGAAGCAGGCTTAGTGTCTTTAGGAGAGGCTTTTGCTTCTCCCTTTAAGATGTCTTTAACCTTAGAAGAGCCAGACCAAATTTTACCATTTTCGTTATAACCACCGACAGATTTACCATCTTTGTTCATAACTGTTTGGTTTTTAACTGTGTACCCAGCTGCCTCTAAGGCTTTTCGTTGCGCAGAGGTTATAGACATAGTGTTTCCTTCTACGGCCAGTTGCTATCGGCCACCCACGTTCCCGGCGTCCCACCCACCGTGCAGCGCCAGCCGCGCGGTTGCCCCGATGCCACGTTGCTGTTGCGGATGTAGCTGCCTGTAGGCCAAAACTCGGTGGTTGGGGTGGCGGATCGGACACCCTCGCGCACGCCGTTGTTCAGGAAGTCGGCTACGCTCAGCTTCCACGGCACCGCGTCTGAGAGCCCTGTAATGTTAAAGACAGTTCTTGCCCCAAGGTCTGCGTTATTAAAGGTAATACCGCCGCTGGCTGTTCGCTTAAAACGCCAAGTTTCCTCTAGTTCGTTAGTTTTTCCGCGCAATGTTATGTAAGCCGAACCATCTGTCAGAACGGTGCTTAGTTGGTTTTGGACCGTCAGATATGAACGCGAGACGGGCGTTCCTCCCGGCATCGCCCCGATTGAGTCCCCCGCATATTGAGACCCAAGCTGACCCCCAAGGACTAGGCATCGGCCCTGAAACACATTGCCCGCTGCGCTGCTTTCGCTGTAACAGCCCATGAATACGCTGTTGTTGTTGGCGTTGTCTGCGCGGTATCCAAAGGCAACAAAGTAAGTCCCCTCTGGACGGCCTGCGGTCCACGGTATAGCACCGCCGATCCCGTTGTCAGGTATCCAGATGTTTGAGTTAGTCCCCGGCTCAGTTGCGACAAGCTGTGCCTCTGTTGCATCCCAATGGGCCGCGTAAAGCAGGCCCCCGAAGGAAACCAGAGAAGATTGGATGCTTGAGTTTCCATTAACATTTGGCGTACCGTTTGCGGCAACGTGGCAACCAATGTAGGTGTTGCCCAAGAAACTGCTATCCCAAATTCCGTATCTGCCATTGGAAGATGCATCGACGTTTAAGGCCGTTCCTGCATTTGAATCATCGCCGTTCACATAAAGGCCGTGGTTCTTGTTTCTCGTGGTGACAATGTTCATCAAGGACCAAGAGTTCGCGTTCCCCTCAGCAGCGCCGCCCAAGCCAGCACTTGCTTGGATATGGATGCCGTCTCCGGGGAAGTCAGCAACATGAGTGTTAAACACAAACGCTCGGGCGCGAATAACGATCCCGTGCTTTGTGCGGTCCGTTCCGCCGAGAGAGTAGATGTAAAGGCCCTGAATTCCCGCTGAGTCTGCCTCGCTGCCTGTCGGGCTGATCAGCCCATTAACGTCAGTATTAAACCTGTTCACACAAATGCCAGACGTATTCTGCGAAAACGTAAGCTGTGAGGCCGTGGTTGATGTAAAACCACCGCTACCGATGAACTTTACTGGGCGGCGAAGGTCAATCGTAGACCCCATGCGATAGTTACCGCGCGGGAATTTGATTTCAAGTATGCTCGATGTGCTGTAGGGCTTTGCCAGAAGCTTTGCCAGAAGCGGATAATCGTCAGTTGACCCGTTCGCCGCTGGGATCATACCACGAAAGTTGTATGTTCCGTCGGGGCTTGGCATGAGGTCAAGTTTTACCGCTCCCGGCTGAATGTCGAACGTTGTCGCGTCTGACGCCAATACTTCATACAAGAACCCCTCGCGCGCCGCCATGACCTGCATACCAGCCGCCACGCCCCACTGGCTGCTGAGGTCATAAACGAGGCTTGCAATCTGCGTCACGTCGGCAACGATCATCACCCGCTCTGTGCGGGTAATGGCCGTGTTCAGTTTGTCGCGGACGCTCAGGCCCGTTTCGCCGTTAGAAATTGTCGGCATTAGGTGTCACTCCACGTTGCAGTATCGGACCACTCGCCCGCGTCATTCCAAGCCCCGCTCGCAAGCACGAACGGGGGCGTTAAGGGTTTCTGAGGGCGCTTGCCCAAGCCTCCGCATCAGCCAATTGAGGCCCAGAAAGAGCGGGGCCAAAGCGCACGATAAAACCATACATTGCACCAAGCAGAGGAATGCCCCCTCCATCGCGGTCCCCAATGTTCAGGGCGTATGCAAGGTAATTGCCTGTCCCTTGGTCGCCGGGGTTTGAGCCGACCTGAACGCCGTCTTTGCGAATGATTGAAACATCGCCGCTGATGTCCCCAAGGCCTGTCAAAACGTATTGGTCAGGCGGCGTGGGAATTAAAAATGTTGCGTCTGCTGCTGTCGTGCCCTTGCTGCGCCACCGCGTAGAACCAACGGCTTGGTAAAGGAAAAACACGCCGTTGTTGCCGTCGCTGATTGGACTCATTTCCAGAAACACCTCAGTCCCCGTCCCGACAGTGGACAGCGTGATAATGGCCTGCACCTTGTCTGTTCCGGGGGTGATCGTGGGGGCTTGCATCCTTTTGCCTGCCCCAAACTGAATGCGCCCGCGCCCGTTGCTGTCGATTTCGTATGTGGGACGCGCGCCTGCCGTTGCTTGTGTTGCGTAGGTTACGCCGCTGGACGTGTAGAGCCGCCAAGAGCCGACGGGTTGTCCCGCCGACGTTACCGGCGTCGTGCGCGCCACGTCCTGCCATAGGTCAGCCAAGGCGGCTTGCCCCCACACGCCAGGCTCTGACGAAAGGAACAGATCCGCAGGCGAAAACGCGGGAGGCGCACTGCCAAACGCATAACCACTCTGGCCTAAACTAAGGCCTAAACCGATACCAAGGCCCATAATCTACTCCTTAAACGAGGCCAACAATTCCTGTGGCTGTAGCAGCTGTAACATGTGTGCAAACAATTGGAACCACTGCTCCTGCAACAAGGGGAATAGTTACTGTGTTACCACGAAAAGTAATAACTGTAGCTGTCCCTGTGCCAGCAGCCATAAGACCGCGAACAACAGACGAAAGGGGAGAAGCTCCCGGAGTGATTTCAATTGCATCTAACGCAGGAGCGTCAGCAATGGAGGTGTATTGAGGAAATGACATGTTTGCCCTTTAAGTGCTTGAGTCTACTTTTCTTGAATAACAATTTCGCCATTAAAGAATGTGGCGGTGGTTGCTGACGCCAGAACGCAATGCAACATGCAGGTGCCGTTGTAGAGCCTTACACCCGGATCGCTTAAACGACGGGTGAATTGTACGTTAACGAGGCTTGTCCCGATATTTGCTAAGTCTCTGGCAATGAACAGTGATACAGCCCCAGCACCTAATGACGTACCTAGCGTAACTGATTCAATAGATCGAACACCTTTATCCCCGGCTTGCAAGTTAAACCAAATCAGCGTCCCAAGAACTGGGGTTGCCGGGATTTGTGAGCCCGCAATGGCCGAAAGCGTGGCTGTCCTGCCCCCTACCCCGTCCGAGTTGGTATAGGTTACTGTGCTGTTGGAAATAACCGCTGCGTTAGTATTCGCGGTGGTTGTTAGCATCCCAATCATGCAGCCTTCGCCGTTGGTCGTACCATTTACGTCACGGGCTGGTAATGTTGGTGTTGTAATAGTTTGTGCTGTGGTAGTGGTAACGACAATGCCGGAATTGACCCAAAGCACATCGAAGAACAAATGGCTGTGGTTGACCGATGCCCCCATAGTCAACTCGGTCAGGAAATTTGCCCCGATGGCGGGGTTGCGAATTGGTAGACAGCCGTTATCAGGTGATGCCGTGCCGTCAGTCACTCGCCCGTTAATCCCCGGCGTTCCCGGCGACCATGCCCCCGGAAAGCCCGCATCCTTGGCCGTGCAATACCAGTATCCAACAGTATCCGCCGCCGTGCCTGACTTCATAAACACGACGGGGTAGCCGTCATATGCGCCCTTGCCTGCGGGTGGATAGACAGCCCCGTTGGCGTCGTAGTGCGTCCAGCGCCCATCCTCGCCCAGCACCATGTTTTCGCCACTAATAAGCGTTACAGCCACTAGCTCCGAAGCTGTAGTCCCTTCAAAATGCTCAACAGTGATTGTACAAGGCAGGCTGGCGTGATCGTTAGTAATGTTTAAATGCTTAACATTTCGTTGAACCCCTGAACCCGGAGAAGGGACAACAGTTGTTGTTGTAGCTGTGGTAATAGCTGGTGTATTTTGCCGACCTAAGCTGACCACTGTACCATTAAAATCTGCCCACGAAGCGTGACATTCAATTTGTGCAGCCGAACTTGTAACGATACGAAGCACATCGCTTGTACTAGTAAGATTGATCAATTAAATCACCCACGCCATAATAGGACTTGAGCCAGTGATTGTTGTCCAAGCCGTGTCAAAATTTGTAGCAGAAGCTTTTGTCAAAGCTTGTCCTGTAAGGCCTCCTACAGGAACCCCCACACCATCTGCACCTGCTGGTCCTGTAGCTCCGGTTGCCCCGTTGGCTCCATTAGCCCCAGCTGGGCCTGTAGCCCCTGTAGGGCCAGTGAGTCCAATAAGGCCTTGTGGCCCTGTTGCACCCGTTGGACCAGCTGGTCCTGTCTCTCCTTGAGGCCCTGTGGGGCCTGTGGCCCCTGTAGCACCTGTGGGACCAGCGGGTCCGGGAATGCCTTGTGGTCCTGTAGAACCTGTAGGCCCGGTTGGTCCTGTTTCTCCTTGAACACCTTGAGGCCCTTGAGGCCCCGTTGGTCCCGGAACCCCTTGAGGACCAGATGGTCCTTGTGGACCGGGAAGACCTGTAACAGTTTCAGCAGCTATAATAGCGTTGTTTAGTTTTTCCCTAATAAGGGAGAGGCTCTCTCTGTCTTCAAACGTAGGCATCAACTACCCCAAACATTTCTATCGTTCCAAAACCGCGTGTCATCCCAAAAATCCTCAAGGAAAGTTTTTTCGTTATCAGCAGGCTGAACCTTTTGAAAACGAGGAAAGACTACAGGAATGGAGCGTTTATCAATTAACTGGTTTTTGGGGGTGATGTCTGCCATCTTACCACTTAGCCTTGTCTGCCCAATAAGCCGCAGACATCTTACCCTTGGCAATGTTCTTTGAATGACGAGCCTTAAACGAAGCCCTTTTCTTTTTCATTCGTTCACTTTCACCAGCTTTGGGAGCACCAGCTGTGGAAGCCCCTTGCTCACCAAAACGAATGGTCTTCACTTTGTCGCCTTCTTTAGCAACGACAATGTGAGACTTCTTTGGGTGATCTGGTGTTCGTTTAGGTTTGTTATAGCCAGAGACACCTGCTCTAGCCAGCCTTGGGTCTGTAGCCATAATATCCTCAAAAATTGGTGCCCCAGTCAGGAATTGAACCTGCTTCCCGGCTTTACAAGAGCCGACCTCATCCTTAAAGGCTTCAAGGGCTAATGTTTACGAAAGTGATGTCATCACAAAAAGTAGTCTGGGGTAACAAACAATCCCACGCCCCTACCTCATTCATACTAAGAACATAGCGTCGCTAAACGACACAATGACATCACATTACTAAACATCTGGGAAGCTTCTCTGTCTAACTAACGTTAGTTGAAAGCTTCTTATATAATAGTTATATTATATTCCCTGTTATCTAACTACCTAAGCCCCCCTTACCCCCCAGAAAATCTTACTAAGAGAACATCTAAACAATAGACATAATTATAGCAAGGGTTTTTCTGGTGGGTTAGGGAGCCTTAGGAAGTTAGACACAGGAACGAAGAATTATATTCCCTCGTCTCTAACTGACCTTGCCCCAGAAGACTAGCTTTTCATAGTCCCCTACTTATATATATGCTAAAAACACCCCATTTGTGACAGAAAAAATGAACATTTTTACAACTATTTTACAAACTGTTGATTTTACTCGATTCTTTTTCGACGGTAGTCGCCCCTCGTTTATATAATATATGACCTTTAGGTCGTCGGAGCAAGGCTTTGCTCCTCCTTAATGTAGGAAAACTCCTGCGGAGCAGACGAAAGAAGGGATAGATTGTTCAGTCACCTATTACAGATGTGTATGGCGACGGGGTATTATGTAGTTTACACCCAAAATCTCAGTTTTTTGGCAATTGTTGTATATAATCAACCCCTTAACCCCCCTTGGCCCATGCCCCCCATACCCGTTAGGCATATGTGAACACTTATTCATAAAGGGAGAGAGCGAGGGGAGTTGACTACACAATCAAACCATGCTATTCGCGCCAACCGAATCACCCACAATCAAAAGCTAGTGATAATACAGAAACAAAGGGTAACGGGGGGTTGACGAATCACCTAAGCCCAGATAACGCGAGGTTCACATACGCGCGAGTGTATAACTACACGCGGGAATCTATACACAATCAAAGACGAGATATGCAAGGGAATGAATGTGAAGGGGAGGTGAGAAAGAGGCTGGACAAGGGAAGCGAATCGGCTCATACCTTGTGACATACCCAAGACGGCCAGCGACTAGCGCGGCGCAGAGTAGGGCGACACTAGCGCGACAAGCTAGAGCAGAATAAACCTGTTGACACTAGACGCGAATCAGTTTAGACAATGGGGCAAGGCGATGAGGTGGATTGATCCGCAAGTAGGCGACAAGCTGAAAAGGATTGACAAGCTAAACGAATCGCTTTAAGACTGTGAGTATGAAAAGCCGTTGTATTGTGGCGACACAATGCACAACTGGAAAGGGAGCGAATGTAATGAGCAACCTATCGTCAAAAGACAAGGCGCGTCTTGCTCTCTCTGCCAAGCGTGTGGAACGCTGGAACAGAGAACGTCATATGCCTGTCAGCAATGACAAGGCAAGATGCACAAGCATTGTGTTTGCCAATGGGCAAGACAAGCCTGATGAGTTGATTGTGTCTGACAAGATGGACTCTGTTCACCGTCTTAGCGACGGTTGCAAGGTTAGGACTATGGCAGGTAAGCTGTCACGTCATGGTAATGCCATTGCCGCAAGGGTTCACACTATTGCCCATATGCGGGGTGATGGGTCTTATGAGACTCAAGTTATCATGGATCATCCTGACAATGATGCTATACCGCGTGATCCGGCTTGGAAAGAGGGACAACGTAAAGTTGTCGTCCCTCGCAAGGACTCGCCGTTCAAGCGGGCTGGTAAGAGTGCATCTAATGTTGTGATCATTCGCAAGGCATAAGCCTTGCCTGTCTTGCCCCTTTCCTTGGGGCTTGACTATACAAGCGAATCATGTTAGGTTCGTTTCTATGGTCAAGCTATGCGGCTAGGCCGGACACGTTAGTGTCCATTGAAAAGCGTGACACACAAGTGTCAGACTGGATTGATTGCCGCTAGTGGCATGACGGGCTTGCCTGTTGTGACACGACATGTGGTAAGATGTTCTTTGTGTCTGACTGTGTGTCCATCTATGCGCTAAGAGGTAGCGCCATGCACTAAGCCGATAGCTTGGACCTGTGGCACTGGACATTGTGTCGCCAAGTGAAAGGGTGAAAGGGAAAATTCCCTGTGCATGAAAAGGGCTTTCTGCCCTAGCTAGAACGCGAATGATTAACGGCATATCCTTGGACCTAGAGTCCTTTGTTGACGCGACAGTGCAGACGTGCGGAACGGCTAGAGGGAGCGGTTGAACCTTCATTGGGTCAACCGCCAGTGAAAGCTCACAAACAGAAACAATTAGGTGAGGCGCAATCTAAGCGGGGCCAGCCCCGTTACATCCAATGGGTGTAGGATGCGCCTCCCTTTCCTCTTTCTAGTCAGCCTTGTTTGAGGCTGCCTTGATTAGGGAAACATGATAGGAATTGTGGGGGCTTGCTATGGAACGTGAAGATGGGTTTCAGGATTTTGACTTGTTGGACATGGCGTCGGAACAATTTGACGTTGAGTCTGTGCAACCGTGTTGTGAAACATGGTTTCTTTGGGCTATGACTTCTGAGGCTTGTGAGGCATGGTATTAAATGAACCAATATCTAAAAGAGGATCAGGCAGGCAATCGTGAGTCTGTCCCTGAATACGTTTGGCTTGCTGAACGTCGTGAACGTGGCTACAGACAAATCCACACCTTTGGTGTGGTGATTGTCTATCGTATGACATGACAACGGACAGCACATCCGTGTGGTGTGCTGCTAGGTGTAATGTCGCACCATTAACAGATAATTGATGAGGTTATCATGGGAAAAGCTATCTCTCTTGACGTTCAGGTTCAAACCCTGTGGGCGTCTCGCAAACAGAATGGTGTTGAGGGCCTTGCCCTTCTGCACAAGTGCATTGAACGCACGGCCAAGCATCGTGATTGGGATGCTCTGTCCCGTTTCGTCATGTCTGCTCGTCAGCATGGGCAAGGGGCGCGTGTTGGCGCAATCATCCGTCAGGCTTTCGGTGACAAGCTGACGTTCAAGACGAACAAGAAACACGCCACGGGCGGTGAGTTTGTCATGGGCTGGATGGGCGAATTTGACCTGCGTGGCAGCAACACCTATGGTGTGATCCGTGAGGCTGTCGCCAAGGGCATGTCGTGGGATGACAAGGAATTGGGCAAGGCTCTTCCCAAGGCCCCCAAGGCTGAGCGCGAGGTGACGGATGAGGCAAAGACCAAGGTGGTCAAGCACCTCAAGACCTATGCCGATAAGCTCAAGGCCGATGGGTTCAATGTGGGTGAAATCATTGCCATGCTGCAAAAGGAATTGGCGGCTGAGGTGGTTACGTCTGCCCCTGTTCAGAAGAGCGTGGTCAATGGTGTGACGGTGTTTCAGCCCGACTTCTAAGGGGAACGCATAGCGTTCCTTTCAATTAAGGGCTGGCCTTCGGGCTGGCCCTTTTTATTGCGTTTTCCTATCATAAAATCCGTGCGCCTAAGCGCACGCATGTGGAGCCTTGGTATGTGGCATGACACTCTTGTGTGGTTGATTGGGTATGGCAGCATCATGGGCATTTGCTACCTATTCAAATATGCTGATCTTCTTTCAGATGGGAATGTAAAATGACACATTGGCTTGTGCCTGTAATCATCCTTGGGGCAATCGGATGGGTGTTCCTCATTATGGGGGCGTTATATTAATGACTTTCTGTCCATTCACCAATCGCATTCCCTTTGGCCTTCTCACGGACGAGGAAAAGAAAATTCTTAAGGCTGAGAAGCCTTGGGAAATCTACGACAATGGTATTTGGTCTGAGAGGATGAACCCTCTCTGGTCGCTCTCAGCGACCTATCGTCGCAAGAAAATGCCTGTAATTGAGAAAGTCTCTCTTGTAGGGGGTCTTTATTCTTATGGTTGGGTCTTTGACAAGCATACTGATAATTATGCAACCCACAAAATCACCTACAACATCGTAGACGGTGAGGTGGATGTGTTCTCTTGTGTGATGGAGAAGCTGTGATGGGTTGGTTCTTCATTGCCATCTACGTAATGGTTGGCATTGGCTTCAATGGCGCTAACACAGAAAGCCTCCAATGGCGTTGGTGGCATTCACTTCTGTTCATCACCTTTTGGCCTATGGCTGTTGCCTATGCGATTGGTAAGATTAAAATGAGGATGTGATGGAACGTTTCTTTGTCTGGCTAGGTTTCTTTCAATTCCCCCTTGGGATTTATCTTGCGTATCAAGCGTGGTATAACGAAGATGTTGTGGCCCTTGGGGTCATCCTCCTCGTGTTCCTGCTCCATTGTTTGACTTCAACCCTTGAGGCAATCAGTGAATTGATTGGAGAGAAAGAATGAAAACCGAAGAGGATTGGCAAAACTTTGCTATTTCTGTCCTGTTGGGCTACACAATTGTAGCGGATTTTCTAAGATGGGTGTTCCTATGAAACCCCTTCTCGTCGGTGTGAGCCTTTTGCTCCTATCATCCACAGCACACGCTCAGGAGTGCTATGAGACACAGCAGCTTGAGCAGCTTCTTCGTGACAACTACCAAGAAAGCCGTGTAGCCATTGGTATGGTAAATAACGAGAACGGGATCATTCAAGTGTTTGTCAACCCAGACACAGGGACATGGACCCTTGTGTCTACAGGGCCTAATGGTGTGTCTTGTGTTGCTGTTGCTGGTGACAATTGGCAAGATATTGAGGAACGTCTTCCTCCAAATGGTTAAGCTTTAGCCCGTGTAGCCCAAATGGTAAGGAGGCAAGTCACTTAAAATGACTACAGTGTGGGTTCGACTCCCACCACGGGCACCAATCTTTCAAGCAAGCTTTCACAGGAGAGGGAGATGAAAACAAAGGTTGACCAAGACAAGCTCACTAAAATGTGGAGGCGTTACAATAGCGACCCTTCCATCTTCACCAAAGAGTCTTTCGGGAAATACATGCACACCCGTATTATGACTCCGGGATGGTGTTGGCCCTCTCTCTACTACGCTCACAACGGCACAGCATATGACATGGTGTGGCGTAACGTTCATCACAAAGACGAAGAAGGTATTCGTCCCACAGCTTAAGGAAAATTGATATGAACAGTCTTTCTTGGTTTCTCTATCTTGCGGATGTAATTAGTAATTTACAAGGTGTGTTAATTATCATAGCTTTTATCTTCGCCATCTCCAGTCTCTTTTGGGGGGCTTGCAAGATTATGGGCGATGACAGATATAACACAGCAGAAAAAGAGTTTGCAAAAACCTTTTGGTTTGTGCCTTGGGTTTTTGTTTTTTCAATGACCTTTGCTGCCCTTATTCCTTCCACTGATACCATCTACCTAATTGCTGCATCAGAGGCAGGGGAAATGGTTGTCAACACCCCTGAGGCTAAGGAGATTATGTCTGACTTGAAAGAAATCCTCAACGTTCAACTTGATAAGCTTAAGGAATGAGGAGGGGGCAGAAATGCCCTCTTCCTATCACAGCTAATTAGGGCTTAGGCTCTAACTACCTGCGATAGGCAGGAAATTCCCTTTTAATGGAGACTACACATGATTAAGACCGTTCTCGCAGCTTCTTTTGCGATGTTCGTTGCTACCACTGCAAATGCTGGCGTCTTTGACGACTTCAAAGCAGGACTGAAAGACGTTGTTCAAACCTTCCCCGCTCACGAAGAAAACGGCTATCGTGACACCGGGTGTGATGCCACCGCATTCATCGACGTTGTGAATGAAGAGGGCGTTGTCCTCTATCGTAACAATGCCACCTGCCCGGATGTTGGCGGGGCTGGCTTTGATCTGGCTGCACTGAGTGCCGTAGCCGTTGCCCCTCCCGCTGAGGAAGAGCCTGTTGACGAAGGCAATGGGTGTGAAAGCGACGACAAAAACTACGACAAGCACAAGGGTAAAGGTAAAGGCAAGCGTTAATAGGCCCGTAGACGAGCTGGGAGGGGCCTTACAGCGTTGTTAGGCCCCTTTCCCTACCTACCCCACCTAAAACACAGAGAGGCCCTCTATGAGCGATTTTAGCCATGTTTCTGACCAAGGGTTGAAAGCCTATTTGGAGGATGAAACTCCCTCTTCTGATTTCAATCTCGTTGCTGCCCAACTTAACAGGGCACAGAGGGCGTTAGACGAAGACGCTGTTAACACCTTCATCCCCTTCGATGTGATTGAAGCACGAGAGGCTGCTTATCAGGAAGCCTGTGAATATTTTGGTTGGCGTAACCTCAATGCTGTTCACGAGAGTTTGCGTCTTTTTTGGAAAGTCTAAGAAGATGCACCCTCTAGCTTTGGGTTATTTGAAACAAATAGGTTTCACCGCGCACCGACAAAAAGATTTTGATGTTATCTCGCTTTTTAAAGCGGTGTTAGACCAGTCCACAAACATTATAGAATTTTATTGGATAGCCTTATCAGAGGCAGGGGTAGACTTAGGTCTCCCAGACCACTATACCACAATGAGGGCCGTCTTTTACGAAGGTTGGGAAAGGGGCGATCCAACAGGGGAGCTTAAGGCTTTGTTTCAAGAAGTGGTTAATGGACCTCTGAATAAAGAGCTAGAGGAGTATATGTGATGGAAGTCAGTGTCAAAAACGAGCTGTTCCCTTATCGTTATATAAAATCTTTTCATCATCGTGATTTTCACTACGTTTTCATTGCTGGACAGGGTCGTAGACGCATCCTCAATATAAAAGATTTGACTCAAGAAAGTCAACACTTAGTCCTCAAACCCCTCTCAAAATCTTTAGATGAGTACATGTAATGAAGCAGAGATTTAAAGAAGGAGATAGTGTTGTAAGGGTTAATGAAGAATCTATTGGAAATAGGTTGTGGTGTGAAGCTTGTAAACAAGTTGGTTTACACCCTTTTGCACCAGTTAAGGTGACTCAAATAAATGTATACGGACACCCCATTTTCCACAGCGTTCATCCAACCGATTCTTGGAGTTTTTCAAGCTTTGTGATCTACGTGTCAGAAAAAGAACTAGACGAATATATGTAAAGGACAACAGATGAAGCTTATGGTATATTATGAGAAAAGAGAGTTGTAGTGTTGAAGAGTTGAGGGCTACCTTTAGGTATGACGAATCAGGTAAATTGTTTTGGTTATCCTCTGGTATAGGAAGAAAACCCTCATTAGAGGCAGGCTCGTACCACAAGGCGACTAACTGTTTTAAAGTAGCTTTTAAAAGAAAGCAGTATGCCTTACACAGAGTAATTTGGGCACTTGTTTACGGAGAGTGGCCTGACAAAGAGGTTGATCATATTGACGGAGATGAGACAAACAACAAGGTCGAAAATCTGCGGCTGGCAACTGGCAAACAGAACTGTGTAAATAGGGGTTCTAGGAAAGGCTCTACATCTAAATACAGAGGGGTTTACAAATCACAAAGCTCTGGGAAATGGTGTGCATGTATTAATAAAGATCATCTGGGGACTTTTAACTCCGAAGAAGAAGCTGCGCTGGCCTATAATCTCGCAGCAGCAGAGAGATACAAAGAGTTCGCCAAACTAAATAAAATAGGAGACTAATTTGAAGCTCTTTACATATGGCACCCTCCAACGAGGACATTGGAACAATCATCTCCTTGAGGGGGCAGAGTTTATTGGTAAAGCAATCTCTCGTAAACCCTATGTCCTCTACCATTGTGGGTTTCCTATGGCTGTCCCTCACAGCATCAATCCAGAACGTCTCCCTCTTCTTCCTATCATTGGAGAGGTTTACGAGGCGGGGATTGATAATGTCCTTCGTTGTGATCGTCTAGAGGGACATCCTGATTGGTATCAACGTACGAAGATTGTAGCTGAGGTTAATGGGGAAGAACATGAAGTCTTCATCTATGAGATGCCTACACCACCAGCTCATCAACGTCTATGTAATATAGTAGATAATAGATATTATCAATGGGTGGGATAATTTTTTTTAAACAAACCCTTAAGATAATATAGTCAGAAATCACCTCTTGTCAAGGGGGTCAGGAAAATATTTTTTAGGGTGTCACATGAAGAGAGCTGTTTTCTTAGGGATGTTAGATGATGAAGGGCAGATGATGGATGAACATCATCAACCTTTTGAGGTTGGGGCTGTCATACAGGTGATGAATAGAGGCCCTGCTTCAATAGACAGAATATTTCCTTGGCGTGTTGTTGGTACGGAGGACATTCTTCGTAATTCAGAAATCCGCATCATTGAAGATGTAGAGGTGAACCTAGATGACTACTTATGACATTGACTATGACCAGATGTCCCTCCTAAAAGACAAGGGTGAGTTAGAGAATCAGGAGTTTATTTGTGTGAGTCAGAATGCTACTGTGTACCGTGTTGGAGGGAGATACCGTGTTCTGGAAAAGAAGTTAGAGCGGTGGACTCATACAGGGTGGAGATACACTGGTTACAATGGAAGAGGGGCTAGGTGGAAACGTATTGTTTTGGAGAAAGACCTAGATGACTACCTTTAAAGTGGGAGACAGGGTTCTTAGAAAACCTGAACACCTAAAAACTAACTCATGGGACAGCACATGGTTAGAAAAAGGAATCTCCCCAGACAAAGTCTTTGTTGTTAAAGAGGTAGACGGATGCGGTATTAGGTTTGAACACAATCCACCGTGGTCTTGGGCGGAAGAGTATTTCTATTGCGCCCCTGTTGAAGATAAATCCCTAGATGATTATCTATAGGAACAATCATGACAAAGTTTAAGGTGGGGGATTGGGTAGTCCCGACAGACGCTTTCCAGATAGAAAAGCTAAAAATAGCTGAACCTGATGTTACTTGGCCTGCAAAGGTTTCAGATACTGAAACGGGGTTTTCTGATGAGTGGAACTTTGTTATCTATAAGGGTTGTGCAACGGCAAGGGACTCCTCTAGGTTTAAGCTTTGGATTCCAGAAAAATCACTAGACGACTACATGTAAAGGAAAAACACATGACTGTTATCATTATTCGTCGGCCTAAGCTTGGCCTCAGTGTTAAACACCTTGTTGCTAAGTCAGACCTCATTGACAAGGTGGTTCGTAATGATCGTCGTCTCCCTGATGATCTGTCCCTTGTGTTTCGTTGGGGCACCACTAGCAATGTTGATTGCCGTAATGTGGTCAACACAGCAGAGGCCATTCATCGTGTGAATGATAAGGCGGGATTTCGTAAGGTGTTGATGGAACAAGAGGGTGTGCTTCAAGACCGTAACAAGCTTCTCTGCCCTCACACCTTCACAGAAGATTATGGGTATGGGGCTGGTCTTGAAGATGGGCCTAACTATCCTGTAATTGTTCGTCCCCGTACACATGCTCAGGGTCGTCATGTCTACCTGTGTAACAATCGTGCAGAGCTTGATGCAGCTATTGCTCGTTGTGGTGCAGGTTGGTATGCTTCTGAATATATTGCCAAGGTGGCTGAATATCGTGTCATCTTCGTTCAAGGTCGTGTAGTGTGGGTGGCTAAGAAGACACCAGCAGACCCCGCAGCTATTGCATGGAACGTTGCTCGTGGTGGCCGCTTCGACAATGTCCGTTGGGATGAATGGCCCCTCAAGACTGTCCGTGTGGCACGAGAGGCTTTCGTGCTCTCTGGCCTTGACTTTGGGGCTGTAGACGTGATGGTTGACGCAGATGGACGCCCCTATGTCCTCGAAATCAACTCTGCCCCCTCTCAGACCTCTCCCTATCGTCAAGAGTGTATGGCTAAGGCCTTTGATTACATTGTTCGTAACGGCAAAGATAGCATTCCTATCATTGCAGAACGTGGTGGTTACAAGAAATTCATTCATGTAGCACTTACACCAGAGGCTATTGTTGTAAGATGAATTTTAATGATTACTTGATGTACGAACCAGACACAGGAAAGCTAACTTGGAGACATGCCTCTTGCGTTTGCAAGAGGTTTCGGGGAAAAGTTGCAACATCTCTTCACGGAGAAGGTTATAGACAAATAGGTGTAGCTGGTAAAATCTATTTAGCACACAGAGTTATTTGGCACATGACTTATGGAGAGTGGCCTGACGGAGATGTAGACCACATCAACGGTGACAGATCAGATAACAGACTGTCTAACCTTAGAGTCGCAACAAGACAAGAAAACATACGAAATGGTAGAGGTAAAATTCACACTTCTAAGTACAAAGGTGTTTCTTGGGATAAATCTCGTAACAAGTGGGCAGTTTACTGTAAGTATGATGGGAAGGTCCAAAACCTTGGAAGGTTTGACAAAGAGGAAGATGCAGCTATGATTTATAACAATTTTGTTAGAGATAAGTTTGGGGCTTTTGCTCGGGCTAACGTCCATCCCGCCCTCACACCCGATGCACAAATGGTGATGTAATGACTAATTTGATGGAAGTAAGAAAGCGGTTTGCAGACGACGCTGCCCCGTACCAAAAAGCTCGCTCTGCTGACAACAATGCTTTTGGCGCTATTATTACAGCTGATGGTGGCTACGTCAAAGTAGGTCGCTGGGCTTGTCACGGATGGCTTCAAGGTTACAATCTTGACAGCAGGGTTCCTTACCCATTCGACAAAAAGGGGGGTATCAAGTATATTCTCAGTGCTGTTATGAAGCCCCACGTCTCTGACGGTAAGCTTCGTCGTTTTATTGACTGGCTTGTAAAACGCAGCCCTTGGGCTGACATCTTCGTTGACAAGGACATTGACAGCATCCTGACCTATGGTCATCTTGTTGATGCAAACTTTCCCACCTCCTTCATTGTCAGTGGTATGATTGCGTCTCGGTTTATGACTGAGTCCTACAGCGGAGATGAGATTCAGAAACGTTGCGTTGCTTACCAAGAGCTTCTCGACATTGGTTGCACGGAAAACGAAGCCTTCTTCTTCGCTCACATGTACAATGTGTCTGATGTCAAGAAAATCTACCCAATCAGCTTCTCTCGTTACTACAGTGGTCATGCCACGTTCTATGCCTCTAACTATCAAGAGGACTATGTACGTAACTTCCTTCGTGGCACCCCTGCTAACGTAGGTAAGAACATGCTTTGTGATTGCAAGGGGTATGAAAGCGACAGTGTTAACGCCCTTTGGGCTAAGCGCACCGATAAGTCCGATGCTTTTGGTGAAAGGGTACAGTCCCTTCGTCCTGTAAGCAAAGCTGTCAAACAAGACTTCCACATCTTCCGTAAAGCCCCTTCCACCGGGTTTGAGTATAAAGACCGGGAAGACTTTGTGTCTGTCATTCAACAACTTCGGGAGCTGCTCAATGCCTAAGGTCTATATTGTAGGTAACGACTACGCAATTGCTACTATGTTCCTTCGTCAAGGTTGGACTGTTGTTGATAATGTTGACGAACACATTGACCTCATCCAGTTTACTGGTGGAGAAGATGTAGACCCCTCTTACTATGGAGAACCTAAACACCCCCGCACGTACAGCAATCCTCGTCGTGATGCTACAGAGTCTCACATCTATGAAGAGTGGGTGGGTAAGGTGCCCATGGCAGGCATCTGTAGGGGCGCTCAGTTCCTCAATGTCAAGAATGGTGGGAAGATGTGGCAGCACGTCAACAACCATGCTGTAGGGGGCACTCACGAAGCCTACGACATACTTTCTGACAGCCCTGTGCAAGTAACCTCTACACACCATCAGATGATGATCCCTGCTGATCACGGAGAGGTGTTGTTGGTCGCAGAGCTTGCTACGAAGAAAGAGACACATGCCATCATGGTAGAAGGTGTTGGTACAGACATTGAGGCTGTGTTCTATTCAGACACAAGCTGCCTATGCTATCAACCACACGCTGAGTATGTAAACATTAACCATGAGTGTCAGGTTCTCTACTTCAACTATCTCGACCGATTTATTTTGACCTAAGAAAGGAGGGTTAGTAACATTTGCGGACTTGTTGGCGTGGCCTCAAAGGTTTTGACCGAACCTGCTAAGAAGGCTTTTTATGACATGCTTTACCTCGATGTTCTTCGTGGTGAAGATTCAACTGGTGTGGCCGCCATCTCTAATCCTTATGGTGACAAGCCTGAGGTTGAGGTCTTTAAATCTGTAGGCTCTCCATCTGACTTCTTCTACTACCACTCTAAGTGGAAAAACAACCGTGACTTCACTACCAAACCTGTAGGTGTAATGATTGGTCACAATCGTTATGCTACGCAAGGTAAGGTCAACGAAGAGAATGCTCACCCCTTTGAGTTTGACAATGTTGTTGGTGCCCACAACGGCACTGTCAACAAGTGGAGCCTTCGTGACTTCCATGGCTACAAGGACTTCGAGGTAGACAGCCAGATCATCTATTCGCACCTATCACACACACGCTCTATTGACGAGGTGTGGCGTGATGCAGATGGTGCTATGGCTCTCGTGTGGTGGGATAAGGTTAGCAACAACCTTAATATTGTTCGTAACACTCAACGTCCTCTGCACGTTGCGTATAGCGAAGATGACAAGATTGT